TCCTCCATGATTTCCCTTATTCCTTCCCAGGCTTTGTTACAGATTGCATCAAGCAGCCATTGTTCACGGCCTGGGTCATGTGTGTCCGCTAATCGAGTAATATCCTTGAGCACTATGCCCAAGCGCAGCAGCCGCACCCACGCGACCCGCGCCAGCGGCATAAGACGGTCGATCTCGGCCTCGTATGCGTCGCAGTCCTCGTTGTGATTCCAAACCATCTCTTGCACGTCCAACCAGGAAAGCGAGCCTGGACTGAAAACGGTTCCGTCCAGTAACTCCTCTTTTCCACTATGCAGAAATTTCCACCGTCTATCCTTCGCTGTCATCGGGAACCTCCTCGATCTTACGGATCAGCACATCTTCTAGCAGGCCAGCGAACTCTTTCCAAACTGCACACGAACCTGAGAATCCATCACATAGGTCATGGAGGACTACAACAACGTCCCTCGTCACGCTGATCTGTTCGGCACGCGCTTTCTTGAGCGTGCGCACCACATCACTACTCTTCATCAGGCACCCCCTCAGTCAGTGCTACCAGGGCGTCGGCGATACGGCCATAATATTCATACCAATACTCATTTGCCTCGTTAGTTGCAAACGCCATTTCTCGTTTCCTACCATCAGGCCGCAAATACTGAATGAATGGAATGCTCATTTAACCCTCCCTTGAGCAAATACAATCGAATCGAGATAGCAATTCCTGTCTGGCAGCATCGTCTCCAGCTTGTTCAAAGCCATCATTCTCCCACGAAAAGTCAGCCGCTTCCTCGGCAGAACCAAGGTTAATGCCCCAAGCATCTGCATCGTTCTGGAACGAATACCATTGATAACGAAAGGCGCTGTCCCACTCTCTGCGCTGAACCGGCTCTGGCTCGGGTGGATCAAGTTGTCTATCTGGTGTTGGTTTAATTCTCATTAGTCTATTCTCACTCCTTAAATGCCCGCTCTATCCATCACTTCTATCGGCTCGTGCAAAGACTTCATCATAAGTAATAGTCTCCCCTATCACGTATCCTGAAGGACGCGGTGGTAGTAACCGTTCAGGAACCGTAAGCCCCCTGTGCTCAATTTCTGCAGTGATTAACATCCGCATCATCTGGCAGTCAAACTGGTGGCTCCATAGTGAATCCATTTCTAGACTAGCAGCGTCGGAGGCGGCACCTTGGAGGTCAAAAAGTGGGCTATAATAGTACTGTGTCAGCTTCTGAATCGAATATATCTGCTTATTCAGGCAGCCAAAAACGGCCAACAGGTGCGAATCATTCAGATCAGGGAGAGCTACTACTCGCCCATCTATGTCCTTCCATCGGGGACCATCATAGCCCGCTGCAGCTTCAGGTTCGTTTTTCTCAAAGGTAACTGTAATTTTCATATGCTCCTACTTAGCCAAGTGAGTCTCAGAGATTAGGAAGCAGCGGATGTTGTCCGGTCCCTCATAGCAAACTATGCCCATTTCCCAATCAATGGTTCGTATCAGATAGTGAAACCCACTCGCTAAAACGACGCGATCACCCACATATGATGCTTCTGCTGTGGGTACTTGTGCTGCTGTGTCGCTATCTTTAGTTGCTACAGGCAGAATTGCATAACCTGTAAACAGCACGATAGCTACTACAAGCACAATATATGTCAGCGTTATCGGCAAAAACGGTTTCTTAAACATCTATATTCTCCTTTAATCGTATTCACGTCTGTCTCGTTTTCTGGGTCTTTTTTCAGCCTTAGCTACCGCCTTTCTGTGTTTCTTTCGCTCTAGCCAAGCGTCAAACGCCTCTCGTCGTCTCGCATCAGCGGGATGGGCACAGGGGCAATTGTCAGATAATGGACAGCGTTCTGGACATATACTCAGAGTAGGCGTCCACGTGGTATGCCCTAGCCTACTCTCTACCATGCACCCCCCTGTGCAACCAGCGGGTATGTCCTTTTCGTCTGGACACTCACCGGAGGCACAGAAGCAGGAATCATTTATAAAAAGCTTACAAACACCTGACACGAACCGTCTCCTTCCAATAGCACGGGGAGTTTGAGAGACGCGAGACGACTCCGCGCTATCGCGTCTCTCAGGGCAGAGTGCTATTCGATTGTAGGTTTAGACAGCCTCCGCGTGAAACTATAGACAAGCTACAACGTTGTAGCCGCTGTCTCATGTCTGCCTGCTTTTCTATATAACGAGTATCGCAGGATTTATTACGCCGCCAGCTTGTTGGGCTTGTTCGCCGCTCTCGCCATACTTGGCGTTGTGCCACAGCCGCAAGACACAACCGTATGCCCACATGTGGGAGAGATCACGCACCGCACAGCCATACATATAACCGGTAATTCCTTCTGTATCAGCCTCATGACTCGTTGCGTCTGCAAAATCGCCCAGGTTAGCAAATCCATGCTGGGCAATTTCGGCCTCCATGAGGTCGGCCCACTTTTCAGCAAAGGCATACACGGCCAGGCCATAAGCACTGCCGTGTTGCACTGCTTTACATAATTCCCATGCTTCTCGACCGGACATGGGAGTTGTTTCGTCGAGCAACACTACGTCTAGAAGCTTCATGTCTGTTCTCCTTTCGTCGCAACACCGTCTATCATCCCAACCAGTACCATAGGCCCACTACTGCTGCTGCTGCGATTAGCATACCAAATACACCCACTAAAAATACAGCCAAGCTCATACTTCCAGCATCAGGGTTGCGTTTGAGCTCGTAGTACACTCCTACCCAGCCCATCTCTTCGTACTTCTCCGTTGTTTTTCCAACCGGCTTCGGTCTTCCAACCGTGTAGCCCTCAGCAAGATTGGCTTGCTTGATGGATTCGCCAGGCGCATTGAATACCCAACTCATGTCACTGTCTCCTCTAGTAGTCTTGCCACTTTTACTTGCTCACGTGTTAGTTGAGCACCACAGCGCCTGCATACCCTAGAACGTCTAGAGAGCACAACATGTTGTGGTTCTGGTAGAGGACTAGGGCAACCGTTATTCCAATTCGTTGCACAATACATCCGTGCGACCCACTTTCCAGTGGTGTGGGTGCGCCCACAGTCATGCGCGTTGTAGCATGATCTACATGGGCATAGAGCATCACGTGCCTCAGTTAGTCGCCCCTTGTACTCTGTCTTCTTCAACAGTCTGTTACGTACTTTCATGTGTTTACCCCCTATTATACGTTAGTCAGTAGCTAAGTGTTGAGTCTACAAATCTAGTCCCCACCGGCGCGTTACCGGCTCCGGCGCCGCTTTCTCTAGGCCCTCAAGAGCATCGGCTATAGCACTCATGTAGAGCCAGCCCTCATCATCACCTGCTGCCATCTCGCCCCTCGCACCCTCACGAGCCCTGGTTATTCCACTTGACACGTCTGTACTATTACACACAGCGTGTACTACAGCCCACAGCGTGTCTAGCAGCGGATCATCGGTTCGTTCCTGCCAATCAGCAATAGCATCCTCTATGGCCTTATAGCCCTTTGTACGTAGGCCACAATAATGGCAAAACACATGGTTGTCTCGGGAGGCCAGGCTTTTTATTGCTGGTCCCCCACAGCAGGGGCATGGTTTTAGATTCTCACTCATGGCCAACCACCGTTTTGCCTTGACTTGGCGGAACTGCGTATCCGGGATGCAGGTGAGCATACTCCTGCTTATGCGTCTCCGCTACTACGTAATCTACTGCAGCCAAGCGCTCTGCCAAGTCTGCCAACGCACGCCCGCTAGCCTTGTTGATCCCCAACTGGCTGTTCCATGGGAGGGTCCCTATATCATTCGGGTTGTACTTCGCGAACCCGAAGCCCCGAACTTTTAGGTAGCGTACACCCTCCCAAGCACCACATCGCACACCCACGCAAACATTCGGCTTTCGTACCACCTGCAACACTGTTACGACACCATTTTGCGCTAATTGCGCAGCCCAATCACGCCTGTTCATCTGATATCTCCTTTGCAACCCGCTCAATATGTTCGGACATTAGCTCTGCAACCAAGTCAGTGAGTAACGCTATAGTTGTACTAGAGCTGGCAGGGAGTGCTTGTGCTACCTCAGACTTTCTGAGCATAGAAATAACGCCCTTAATGCGTTGCGCCTTATAGCATATTCGGCCCCTGAAGCGCACCGATATACCTCTACTGATCTTACGTGCTTTTCGGGCGGCGACAAACACATCTAGATCGTCTATGCTTATCCAATACTTCAGATGACCTGTAGGATTGTCTACTGGAGCACGCAGCGACCCAGGTAACACCCCCGCACGGATGTACTTACGTAGCTGCATTGCCCCAATGCCCGAATACATCGCAGCATTCCGTACATCCAGGCAGTTGTAATCCAGCTCAATGTTCGCAGTCAGTCTGTTGGTTGTCATTTTACACTCCACTATGCTGATCCCATAGGTACACTGACTGTGCCAGCGTTTCAACTACCTCAGTAAGAGTTGCTACTATTTCCAGTGTCTTTTCCAGGCGATCTTCCAGCTCCTTGATCCAGTCAAGTACACTTTGATCAATCATTGTCTGTATCTGTCTCCTTTTAGTGCTAAAATCGCAAACGGCTCTAGGATGCTCCTAGCGGCGCGCTGTGCGCAAAGGGTATAGCTGTATAGGGTTTGAGCTTCTAAAGTGTGCGGGTTCTAAAAAGCCACCCTGTGCGTTGCAGTCTACGTGCATTTTATACTGGTATATTGCGATATAACAAAGTGAAACGAGTTTACCCATTACAGCCCTACTTTACCACTTATATCAGCTTAGAGAGTCCCCCAGCGCCGTTTCGTCTGCCACTTGGCACGTTATAAGCGCCTTTTAACTGTCAAGTTGAACGTTATGAGCGGCTATGTTTTTTGCTACTTTGCCCGTTTCGTTACCGCCAGTTGCAGTCGGCTGTATCATACCGTGTGCCTTCGCCCAGTGCATAATCGCTCGTTGCGCTCTGCCATTTAGAGGCGTACCCATCCTCAGGCAGTAGACACCGTTGCAAGGATAGTTCATAATGTCATCGTATGCTTCCTGAGCAGAGTAAGCAGCGTCAATCAGCTCCTCCGCAATTTCAAAGCGTATGCGCTCTCTGATTGTAGCTATTGTTATAATGTGAAAGGGGTCTTGCTCCCATAATGATTTGTAGGCTTGAGCGTATGGACAGTAGGAATTGTGGTTTTCCATTGCAGACGCCAAAGTCCCATAGGCCGCAGGAACCTTTCGTATATGCCCACGGCTAGGCCCAGCGGGAGCCTTAACTTCGAGTGCATCCCTAAAAGCAGTGTGCAGGTGAGGCCGTTCCTTGTTTAGCGTCTCCCAGTTTTCCCTATCAGGCTCCTCCCATGGAAGGTCTATTTCAAGTAAGGCTTTGATTACAGCAACACAATCTTTCAAGCGGCCACAAGCTGTCAGGGGGCATCCGGTCGGAGCGTGGTAAAGTTCCCACTGCCAGTCAGAGGCTCTTTCATCTCTTTTGTATACTGCAAAGTGTTCGGCGTAAATCCTAGCCTCTTGTGTCTGTCGGCTAGGTACTTGGCTATAGGTGTGCGGGAGATCGGGAAAATTGTCGCAATATTCTTTGATAATTACTCTCTCGAACGTGCCTTTAATCGGTTTGAGTGTCATAGTACCCCCTAAAACTCTATACCAGGTAGCCCAGGAACACGGGCGTTGCCTTCAAAAATAAGCTCTTGCTTGCCCCTGTGAGTCTCCACTATCCACACGATCAGTGGATTGTGAAAAATCGTGCCAACACTAATGACTTTGCCTCCTATTCGCCAGTCTAGGGTACTGGCGATAAGGTCTCCTATCTGGACACCTGCCGCCGTGATCGGTAGTGACTCACAATCTCCAATACCGATATACATACGGTCTGGATCAGTCATCGTTTGTGAGCTCACCTGGCAAGCGTCCAGCAGGTGCATTGTATCTATCTTGGAGTTCCTGCCAAGTGTTAGGAAACACTGACTTGAGGCGGATCGTGTTATGAGTGTCTGCTTTGCGCATAGCCGCCATGATCAAAGCGTAGAATGGGTAATCATGGGCCGCGATGATCTGAGAGATCAGATAGTCATACAAGCTCATGTCAATTAGTCCTTCCCATGATCACGTGGTCACAATCAATGGGATCATCTTTTAGCAACATGACAGTAAAATCTCCCAATATCATAAAAGCATCCCAACCTTGATATTGTGGTTCAAAGGTTACATCTATCAACCATGAGATAGGATAGTATGTGCCCTTGTACTTTACAAACTCTGGTCCCTTATAGCAAGTGTCATCATATAATCTTTGCTTTGTAAGCGGGAGCTCTTGCAACGTGAGTAATGGTCTGCTGTGTCCATTTGTAATAACCTTCATGCTAGTCTCCTTGCCCAAATCAAATTAAGCCCCATTTGCAGTACGTTTCCTTTCCTCTATATCCCATGACGCGGCCTCTGCCAGCGTCGCTAATGACTGAGCAATTGAGACTAGGGCATAACACTTGGCCTCTTCTTGTGCTTTCTGTGCGTATTCCTCAGCGCCTTTGTTCGCATAGTACCCAAGCGCTTCAACAGAGTTTATGGCCGCTTGCAAGTAGTTAATTGATTCGTCAGGTCTCATGCTAGTCTCCTTTGGTAGAGTAACCAGGATTATCTAGGTTAGCAAGCGCCTCTTTAGCTAGACGCCAAGGGCAGAGTTCATCATGATTGTTTTCATCACCCAACCAGTTAATACCCACGTCGTCAGCAACCTGAGCCTTACATTTAGTACAATACCAGCCGCCTGATGCTGGTCCTTGATGCAAGGTGGGCCATCTTGTCAGCTCTCTTGCAGCCTTAACAAGTTGGGCTAGGGCCTCGTGATTGTAGCTCACAATTGCCTCACTACACGTGGGACACAACCAGCCCCTACTGTGCAGGCGAGTCCACCCCTCGCGGTACAGAATGTCACTACGATTTCTAACCTCACTAGCAATAATAGCAGTAGCTTCCGCGTTGCACATTTCGTTCAGACACCGCACGCGCAACAAGTATTCATGCTCACCAGGTCTCATGTTAGTCTCCTTTATATTTCAATCACCAAGGCCGAGGTCCACGGTTATCACAGTAGTCAGCGGCGATCTTTTCTGCACAGATCCATATCACTAGATTCTTGAATTGCCAATGGGTTTCAATATCGTACCCACTAACAGTCGTTACCAGGAGATTAAGCACACTAGGGTAGCCCATTTCTTGAGCCATATGCTTTAGCATCTCCCATAGTTCACTCTCATACTCGTTGTACAGCTTGGTAGTATCACTGTACATGGTGATACCAGCAAACCCATTTGTAGCTCCAAGTGTTGCCAGATCATCAAGATGTCCCGTACCATCATCTGAGCCTTGTGGCCCCAAGGTAGCTATGATCCATTCTTTGAAAGTCATTTGTAGTCTCCATAGTGTAGTAATAGTGAGTTAGTTTACCGGCGCACTAACAGCATAGCACAATTTTGCACCGTGCGCATCCGCATAAATGCCTATTTCGATCTAGGCATTTATGCCTAGAACGGCCATTCCAAAGCTAGTTGGGCGGCACAGTATACGCAAACACCTTTTCCGAACCAGCGTGCTAAGATCGACTCTGGTATACCTACCTCGTCTACTTGCCCGCATGTAATCAGTGATATTCTCTCCCATACCTGCCGTTTCCATGCTACCCACGTTACCCAGGGCACGACGTTGTTTACCATATCGTCAAGGGGCACAGGGGGGTTAGGTTGTGACGTTGTGTCTGCTTGCAGTCGGTGCCTGTTAGCAGACCAGTGGTTCACAACCTCTCGTCTCACATCGTCTATAGCCTGCCTTTGGTCAAGTGCCCAGTCCTTTTCAGTCCTGCCAGCAGCCTCTTCGTCGTAGCGTCTTAAAATCTGCCTTGCCTCGAACAGTAAATCGGATACTTTGACAAGCTGATCTAGTCGCTTGTTCATCGTATGCCCTCCATGAGCATAAGTAGGATAGCCACCCCTATACAGGCTATGCCCCTCAGCAGGAGGACCATTTTTCTATCATGATTGCCCCACAACATGGAAGCAACGGTATGGGCGACTGCCATGCTTAGTAGCCACCGAGGTATGTCTATTCTTGCTAGGGTCTCAAAGAGATCCATTTTACATTTCCCCCAATCGTGTTAGCCAAGCATACGTCTCGTACACTTCCGCGTCGAGATACTCTATGTCTGCACCGTCTTGACTGTCAGACCGCCCGTTGTATTCTGGAGATGGACAATAACCTGTCATGTTGCGGTTGCGCACTATCTCTATCTCTGCTGTTGGGTATTCCTCTTGGAGTCTGGCCAATACCTGCGCCTCGTATGCGTTGCAGGACAAGTCCAGATCATAGTTGTCTACGTCGTCCCCAGCGAGTAAATCGCCGTCATTGTACCACACTTGTATCTTAGCCATGCTTATAGCCCCCTTTACTCTGCCCTAACTTGTATAGCCTTGCGATATAGCCCCATACAGTTTTCAACCTTGTCCATGCGTACTGTCAGTTTGTCCCTGTCGGTAGTTTGCCAACCAAGGGGTATAGCTAACAAGGCCCTGACTATAGCTACTGCGTCCTTTTTTCTAGGCACCCTAGTACAGACTAAGCCTGTAGGGGTATGATCAACATGCCAGTTGTTCGTGTATGGCCCCTCCTTGTACACTGCGAACACACCGTCAAATATGGTAGCCTCTTGCGCCAGCAGCTTATTTGGGCTCCCGTCTTTGTACATATGGCGCATAAATGTACCCTTGATCCTGTTCATGCCTCTTATACTCCTATCGCTCAGATACAAGCCGAGCAGTTAGGCGACTGACACCATCCGAGGAAGACAATTGAACGTCTGGCAGTGTCTCCCTATCCACCTCCACAAGGGGGATGAGCATAGTGGAGTCCCTGCCTGTGTCTACGAGGATAAACAGCTTCCCATCTACGCCAGCAAGACAGTCCAGACGCAAGGCCCTAACACTGCTGCCTTTGTGCCTGACGTACAGGTTGATGGCCATACCGCCGTCTTTGGCTTGTGGCCCCCCTGTGAGGGTGGTTTTCCGTCCATCTACAAACGCTTCCAGCCAGAAATTACGCGTTGCCATGTTATTTCTCCTATACTATGATGTCCTTGGTTATTCCCAGGCTCCTGTTTTGTACTCCTCAGTATCGGTTGCTATTGTGAAAGCTAGGTCATGTCGGAGCTTGTCGAGTGCTTTGAATAGCGTCCTATCAGGTACGTTTCCTTCGGCACACTGGTACAGATAGCAATTTATAGATTTAAACGCACCGGTTGTACTTGGAGAGTGAAGCTCAAGTTCCTCTAGTTGCCGCGTTACAAGGTCGTCGGCCTCACCATATCGGTAATATACGGCTTCTCGGTTCATGTGCTCTAGCTGGCGGCTAAACCGCGTAATAGCTTGGTCGTAGCCGCCGCTTAGATCAATGCCCTGTCTCTGCAACATTTCTTTGCGCCCGTTAGTCGCGAATACGTAACCTGCAATGTTCCCTACTGTCTTAGCAGAAACTACAAACGCGCTCATGTTTTACTCCTATCGTATACTTGACGTTTTTCCGACGCACTAACAGACTAACAGAGATTCGCACTTTGCACATCGGCATAAATGCCTAGAGTTAAATAAGCATTTTGGCCTAGTACAAACGTTCTACTTAGGACAAATCTCTTAGCCATTCGGCCAGTTGACGAACGCGCACATAGCGCCCTTTGACATGTGCTACAGATACCGCCAACTCTCTAAGGTCTTGGAGTCTGCTAAACTTTGCTAGGTGTCGTGCTTGGTTGTAAATAGCCTCGGTTGTATTTGTTAGCACCGAGTATGCCTCATCTGTTGCCCAATCTGCTGCTATCATGTATTTACTTTTCATTGACATAATATCATCTGACATGTTGCCCCCTTTGTTATTATAGCTGTTGTACTGCTGTTGCAAGTTTGCGCCAGATACAGGACTCGCTATGGTTGCTCGGATCTCGTAACCACTCAGGGTGTCTTGCGTCCGTTGGCATGTAAACCCCACAGTATGAGCAGCAAAGGGTGTGTCTAACTGTACTATAGTACCATGTTGGAGTCTCGGCAATCTCTCGCGCAGCGTCGAGTAGACTATCCAACGCGGTTGGCACAATAGCCTCTTTTGGTGCCTTTTTCCAATAACCGTGAAACCACTGCCACTGCCAGTCTGCGCCACATCTGCCAGGTGGGTCAATACTGCGATGGTGTGTGGCGGTTGCTACCATTCGCTCCCAGTCTTCCAAGTAAATATCTTGTGACCGTGGCGGGTGCGGCCTCGACTGAGTAACAAAGTAGCGCCCACGTCCCTGATAGGCGGCTTGGCAACCTAGCATCCACATGTTGTCCTTGTCAACGGGGACACCTGTAGGCCGATAGGTGTATGTTTTAACTGGTCGGTCAAAGTCGATTGTCATCTGCTGTATACAGAGCTCGCCGTGATAGTTTGTAACTGTAACCTCGATCATGTTGTCCTCCTTTTTGCATGTCTAAACTGTGATACTAGGCCCTGTGCCTCACTCACTAGGGCTTTATGGTATGCTATGCCCTGCTCATAGCTGGTAAAGATTTTGATCTGGTTTAGAATGTTTTCGCCAGACTCTACGTCCATACCCCTAAAGCAGTAACGTCCATCATTTGACTGGAATAACTCATAGGACACGCCGTCAACCTCTATGCGCTTGATCATTGTAACCACTTTGCCCCTTTGTGTTACAGATAATGATACTCGGTTGTTACTGTTGGCTTTGCAGTGTGCACCGTTACCCAAGTTTCCATAAGAAACGTTTCGTTACAGTCCTCATACTTGGCTCGCTTTTGGAATACCCAACCTATCGCTTTGGCACCCTTCTCTGTGTCAAGGTACACTGTACTCTGGCACCGTCCATACTCTTTCTGCGCATAGCGGTAAACATCCCCGCGTGACCTATCCCCTACAGAGTATACTCCACTGTCGCCCATTCTGTACCCCTCTGTTGCGTTGAGATAGTTTTCCTCGACAAATAGCTCCAGTGCTTGCGTTGACATGACTATACCTCTTTCAATAGTGCGTTGCGTCTTTGACACTCTGCCTGTGCTTCGTCAAAGTAATTGACGCCGCCAGACCACATCCAGGGGCCTCTCCTCTCACGTTCACCCGTTATTTCGTGTTCGATATGCCAATACTCGCTCTCGTTCCACAAGTCAACTCGCCACGGGCCAATGCCCTGCCATGATAATCCAGTCCTTGCCATGATTATTCTCCTTGTGTTTTCGTTTTCCTTGCGCTGCACTAACATACTAGCATACTAGCATACTATCGCAATTGTCACATCCGCCATTTGGCCTAGAGTTAAGTAGGCATTTTGGCCTAGTCTGAGCGTTCTTTTTGTTCTAACAGCTTGAGCAATTCGATCTGACCGGTCAGAAATGCCCACATCTCTTTTACAGGCACACCCGTTTGTCTGTATGACGGCCAATAGGGAGACCATCCGCCTGTGCCAGTAGCTCTAAACAAGCTATACCCCAGACTCTTGCAATAGGTTACACCAAGATATATCGGCGTACCCCTAACTTTAAATGCGACATTTAATTGGTGTACTAGGGCGTCTATGGATACTTTACTAAGACGTGTGGTGCTCATAATTAACCCCCTTAGTGTGTGGACTCAAAGTCTCTCAAGACTACCAGCTCTGTATACCAACGCAACCTGTGATAGCGGGCATTATGCTGGCTCCTCTATGTTAGTTTACTGTGTCTTGTCGCTCGCGCTCTGCCTCTCGCTTAACCATCTCAATCCTCCCGTGTGTGTTGTCACTCGCCACCCCACTGAGTCGGAACCTCCGCTCCGACTCAGTAGGCTATCGAGAGATTATGAGTTTGGCTCGTTCGTGAACTGGCCTTGGAAGTCGCGCCAGCGAACAATGCCAAGCTCGTCGCGCGCGTACTGTCGCGCCTTCTCTAGTGTCGCGAACTCCTTGCTAGCGAAAGCGGGCATTTCTCCGTGATGAAAGCTCATGACATGGGTTTCATCGACGAATTTCCCGTCCTCCGTTACTCGCGATGGCTCGCGCGACATCGCCGCGATGTAGTCATCGTTCGGGTGTCCGTATCTTGCGTACATCTCAGTACCTCCTCTGCTTACCATCGCAAACCGCGCTGGTAGTACCCTCTATGTCGGGTCGTGAGTGGGGCCTTGTGGCCCCCGTGTGTTTTACTGTGGTTTGTGTGGGGATATAGTATAGACTGTATAGCTGGGTTTACATGTTACACCCGCCGAGTTTCGCATGGTTAAAGTGGATTAGACTGTAAAGGATGTACTAAACACGACAGTATAGAGTTTTATTCCATTATTCCATTATTCCATTTTGTGTGTATAGAGAGAGAAAAACATATATATATAAATATCTACTTGACATAACGCTCGTTTTGCTACGTACCTATACGCTTAAAATGGAATAATGGAATAATGGAATAAAATTATATATATATACTCTTACTATTACTATATACGGTTTGTTACTGTTTTCTCACAGTAATAAACTGTAGTGGGATTCCGTTATTCCATTTCGTATTCTTAAGTAACTTGATAAAGAATAGTAACAATCTTAAGAATTATGGGAACAAAAATGGAATAACGGAATGTGACTATAGCGCCCCTACTAGGTGTGCAGTTTGTTACTGCTGACCTAGACTCTATAACAAGTCGTTTACTGTATAATTTGTCAAGCTGACACACTTTCCAAAAGTGATTCTATAGCGGGCAGTTTGTTACTGTTGACTACCGCTACCATCTGCTATCTGGACTCGATAATATGTTATGTCAACCCAGGGGACTTGGTGTTCTGACCCCCATATTTCAAGATATTCACCCTCCCCGACTTTGACAAATAGACTACCGTAGTCGTCCCTATCGTCAGGACACACGTAGTTTGTCAGGATATGTTCAACCTCGCATGAGTCTACAACTAAGTTGTAGTTATCGTCAAACTCTTGGCATACTTTGGTCTGTTGCGTTTGCATGACTATCCCTTCTCTGCTAGTAGTGCGTTGAGTCTGTCACATTCCTCTTGTGCTCTATTCCAGTAGTCGCCGCTTTTCTCCGGCTTTATGCTCCTGCGTCTGCACGTTACTTCATGCTCAATAAACCAACAATCCCTACTAAGAGTAAACAAAACAACCCGCCAAGGACCAGCACCCACCGAGGATAGCCTGCTCATTGGCATGACTATTTCTCCCAGCTCTGTAGACGTACTAGGTCGAGTTGACCTAGCAGGTATGCTTCCATCTCACGGGCTGAGACTCGTGACCATCTAGGCCAGTAGAATGTTTCCCCGCCTTTGTCGTTGTCGATCTCTCGCAACGCATAACCACCATAGCAGGACGCATAGTCTAGGTTGATTCGGCCTAGTTCATAGGACGCCATAGGTCGGCCTAGGACATCGTTCAACTGGTCGGTCAGAGTCTCAAGGTACTTACGTGTTACTCGCTGTCTGGTCATGATGCCCCCTTGTGTTACCGTGTTATTGATCTAAACTATAACAGCCGTATTCCTCAAGTGAGTTGATCTGGTCTGGCCCTAGGTCAGAGTATGGGCATTGTACCGGTTCAACAGTGATACGATAATCGGCGCCACCATAACCCAACTCGCACCGAGGCTCCAAGGTATATCCCCAGTCCCGTCTAACGTTACCATCGCAACGGTAACTATGTCGCTGCTCGTCTATATCAAAGGTATCATCTAGGAAGCGGCGTTTCTCATTTGTTGCGTCGGACATAGCGCCAGCTTTTGTCTTGTGAAAACACCCTGATATGGGCATGTATCCCGGCATTCCGAAATAGCAGCCCCAACCATGAAACGTTTGTTCTTTCTTTGGCATGATTCTCCCTTGTGCTATACGTCCCTAATCGTCACCTAACAGATAATCGCAAACCTCACGTATACGAATGTACCTAGCAGGAACGTTTGCAACAGCAGCCGCAAACTCGCGTAGTGTGTGAGTATGACCAAACCGAGCAAGGTGCATCGCATACGTATAGGCTCCCTCAGTAAAGTTACCCAAAGACAAGCAAGCCTGTCTTGTGGCATACTCTGCCGCGTCAGTCCAGGTTGACATGATGCCCCCTTGTGTTACTGCGTTATTGCTTGCCCATCATAACGTCTAGAATTGCATCTGCTAGACTTGCAGCATACTCACCCATAGTTGCATTGATAGCGGGTATTTTACCGCTATTGGAGCCGTTCATCTCTATAATACGCTTGAGTTCTCGTAGTCCACGAACGATAGGACGCAATGCCACGCGATCTTGTTTGTTCACTTTATCCCTCCATTATGCTATAGTGGGATAATTCCCACATCCTAACATACTGTCCTTATAGTATGCTAGAATGTATTGATTATGGCTTGGGGTCCTTGCGATGGGCAAGGTATCCGGCCCATCTGATCAGTGTATCTGTATTATCAAGCATGTTCACAACCTTGATCAGGTTGGCATAAGAGTCGGCAGCTATGTCCTTATCCTCGTGCTGCTCAAGTATCTCTAATGTGCGATGTGCTATCAATAGCGCGTCCTGCAAGGTTGCCAAGTTTGTCTCAGTAGGTGTATCTAGCACCATGTTGCCCCTTTCATTTGAGTGTATCGATCATTGCATTCACATCCTACCATAGCGTGGCCATTTTCACATCCGCCATTTTACCTATATTTCTCTAGGCTCTTTGGCCTAGGCGTCTAGGTATATATGCCTACTACATTTGTTCTATTTACATAATGTCTTTGAGCTGGTCGAGTGCAAGGTAATGGTATCATGTCCGCATGTATGTGTGATAGCAGGTATAAACAGTAAGCGAGTGATAAAAACTGGGGTGGGGTGCTGAAAGCGGTATGGCCTCTCTCTCACAAACTCCAGCAACTTTTAGCAATGTGTACATTTAGTGCAACTATTTCGTCTCCTTCCACCGCGCCTTGTATTCCCACTCAACCTGTGCTATACTATGTGTATTACCTGGGAAGGCACAAATGGGCGGTGCAAAGGCACGGCTGGTGCAACTCCAGCCCACCGCCGTAGCAGGATCAGCCCGAGTCAGGGCTTGCTAGATAGCGGCGCTAGGGTAAATGGCGGGTGCAATTCCCGCCAGCCGCTGATGTCTTAAAGGGGGGAATTGTGTGGCAAAGACCTAATGAGCAATAGCCCGTCCGGGGGAGTTGCATCTATGCACGTTGGGGTGATGATGTTGAAAAGTGTGTAAGGGCATATGATGATCGTTGGTTTGCTACTAATGGGAGCCAGCGCCCCCCGCCTGACTTTTGGTGGGATCCGCCCAAGCCCGAGCCGCCGTCGCCCAAGAGAAATATCACACACGAGGAGGTACTGAAACGGTGGATGCAGGACCCAGAATTCGTAGCCGCATATAGAGCTGTAGAAACTGACCCTGCTGTGGCCTCTGTATGGTGCTGTATAATGTGTGGAGCCGTTCTAACTAAAGACCTTACTGCAGCATTTATGCAAACACTAGATCGAGTAGCTGTTTTCAAAGATGGCCGCATATACGTTCACTGTCCAAGTTGTAGCAGATGGAATGAATGGAACCCGCCGGAGCAAGGAAAATGAGAAACCGATTGGCCTTGATTGTTTTGATACTGATTATGGTCTGTGGATGTATACCAGACTCTAACACTAAGCCTGCCACTGACACCCAAATGACTCTAACGAAAATCTACCCACGATGGGAGAACGGCGTAAAGCACGGTGTGCCGATATTGCGAGTAGTTGATTGGCAGGCAGGGGTTGTTTGCTATCACTACGGCAACTCTATACACGGTGGTATGGGCTGTGTACCAATAGCAGATACTTTTGCGAGCTGGCGGCTCTCAGAGCAGCCTGACTAAGCCTCTTAAGACATAAAGTATATGAAAGTCGAAATCCTAGACGCAGAAAATAATGCGCTTGTCCCTCTCGCTGTTCCCGAGAGCATTGCTCCCTACGAACAGGAGGTTAGGGAGCTTTTGTGTTCCTGCTGGTCTCCACCAAGGATCTTCTCTTTCATGCGGGAAACCAAGAACGTCATCATACCTGTTGCTGACATCTATACGTACCTCGATAGCATTCCTGCGGATGACATTCTTGAAATGTCCATTCTGCAAGCAAAATATAACAATCTCTCTATCAAAGTTGATGCGCTAGGTGAAATGGAGCGCTTATTGCGGTTGTCTTCAGACCGCATGGGTGCGGTAATAAACATAGAGAAATCACGTCTCGAACGGATTCCATACTTGGATACAGCCATCGCCGCCTACTGGAAAATGCTCCGAGAGTTTGTCGCTATTCAGCAATCGATCGGTGCTCTGCCTATGAAAGGTGCTACCGCCCTACCACAAGGCGAAACGACTACATTAGCCAGTGGAGCCCCTGTGCCCACTCTCCGTGCCCTGATGTTTGAAATGACTGGTATCCAGATCACAGATAATAAACGGTAATTAAAATGATTTTACAGGACAATGTACAACTACTGATGCGCTGGCGGTTGGGATGAACAAGGCAGAGCGCTTTGGAGAGCGGTGTCGGGATGTAATGCGCGTCGTGTTCGCGCTAGGGATAGTAGCCCTCATAGTATTCATCATGGTTGGAACGCTGCAGGCGTTTGTACTGTCCTTGCGGTGGTGGCTGGGGGTATGACCATGCTGGACGACGCCTTAGTGACACAGCACACAGATAATAAACGGTAATATGGAACTAACTACAAATGACCTCATTCTTATACGAGAGGCCCTTCAGCGGAACTTTTCGCTAGAGGCTCTGGCCCAGAGCGGCCATCTTGATAGGCCACCTGCTCAAGAGCTGTGGATGCTGCTGGCTGAGATAGATCTTGAGTTTTTTGCCAGATTCTACCTACCCAACCACTTCGATTGCACACCTGCACCCTTGCACAAAGAGACCTATCGTACTATGCAGAGCGCAATGGCTGCCCCAGGCAAGGTCAATAACGCTCTAGTGTGGCCTCGTGGTTTCGGTAAAACGACTACAACCACGTTGGCCCTCCCCCTGTGGACCGTCTGCTTTAAAAAGCGCCGGTTCATTGTAATCATCTCAGACGCACATACCCAGGCCAAACAACAGCTTGCTACTATCAAAGATGAGATAGAGCACAACGACCGCATCAAGGAGGACTTCGGGGATCTCCAGGGTGCAAAGTGGCAAGAGGACGATATCACCACTGCCAACAGGGTGAAGCTAATCGCCTTGGGCGCAAGAATGAAGATACGAGGACGCAAGTTCCTGCAGTACCGCCCAGACCTGATTATTGTAGACGACTCGGAGAACCTAGAAGGGGTCCAGTCGGCAACTCGAAGAGAGGCCCACCGCAAATGGTTCTGGCGCTCTGTTATGAACGCCGGTTGGTCTGATACTAAGGTGTTCGTGGTAGGCAACTTCCTCCACTTTGATTGTCTGCTCAAAAATCTTGAAGCCAACCCTATGTTCCACTCCAGGCTATACCGTGCTGTGGTATCTTGGGCTGAGAATCAAGACTTGTGGGATCAATGGACCGAGTTAGTTACCAACATTGCCGACCCCGATAAGGAGAAGACAGCTCATGCCTTCTTTGTTCAGAACAAGGCCGATATGCTCAAGGGCGCGGAGTCCGCCTGGCCGGAGGCTTTTAGCTACTATGATTTGATGCTTACTAGAGTATCAGGCGGTTCTGCTACATTCGCTACAGAGTTACAGAATGAGCCTGTAGACCCAGAAAGTAGGCTTTTCAAGGAGTGGCAAACCTTCCGCATGGAACATAGACAGGAAACAGCAAGCATATGGTTGGTACCCACCGATGGTGCGCCTGCAGTCGAGCTTAGTACGTGTGCTATATTTGGCTTTACTGACCCCAGTATGGGATCTACCACTAGATCAGACTTTTCAGCAATCATTCTGGTTGCTAAAGCACCCACCCGGCAAATGTTTACCATCGTTGCAGATATCAAACGGCGCCCTCCGAATCAAATCATCAATGCGCAGAACAAACATGCCAAACAATATCCTATTGCTCGTTGGAGAATCGAAAAAAACGCTTTCCAGGCGTTGTTTGCAACGGAATCAGCACGCCGATCTATGGAAGAGGGCATTTATCTACCGGTAGAGCCATATAACCAGCTATCTAATAAGAAAATGCGCATTGATTCCCTACAGCCGGACCTTCTTAACGGCTATTTGTTAATCTTGGAAGATGGACAGACAGAGCTCAAGAAAGAGCTGACCGAGTGGCCGATGGGCGCATACGACGACGGACTGGATGCTCTAGAAGGTTGCCGAACCCTAGCTAAAGGCTGGGAGGCACAGATATCTACAGAGTTAATCCAAGCTCAGGCGCACGAATTTACGCCTAGTAGAGCCCCAAATGCTGGATTACTTGCGCCTAATGAGACGGATCCATATGCAAAATACGACGCTTTAGCAGAGAATAAGATTCATGCTATGCAGGTTGCTGCAGCAATAGCAGCCGGTGTAGATCCAGAAACAATTCCAGAGCCGAAAAAGATATTCGTTCCAGTTATGTTTGCCTAGAGGGGGGATCGTGATACCTATTGTTATTCCTACGTTCAATGGAGTACATCACATAAAACGATGTATTCCAGCCTTAGTCGAGCGTACTATGCGCCCGCACACCATCTACATAGCCGATGATTGCTCTCCGCAGACTGAGCTGCAGGACTATTTGGATGAACTTGTTGAGAAAGGGTTGGCCACTGTCTTCAAAATGCGCACAAGAAAAGGGTATGCTGAGATAAACAACTGGGCAGTAGCTCAGATACCGCCATCAGAGTACGTCTGTCTACTAAACTCAGATATTGAACCGCTACCAGGTTGGCTACAGGCTATGGCTGAAGAACTAGACAATGATCCTAACGTAGGTATTGTAGGAGCTCGCTTGCTCTATCCTGATACGAAGGAGCCTGGCATTCGCTTAACGGTACAGCACGCTGGGGTTGCGCGAACGGTAGACGGTATGCCCTATCACCCATTCCGAAACCAACCAGCCGATTCGGTTAATGCAGCTAAACGTAGAGAACTTAACGCTATCACCTTCGCTTGCGCGCTAATTCGGCGCTCCATATGGAATGACTTCGGAGGTCTCGACGAGGGCTACACAGGGGGCAACTTCGAGGACATCGACTTTTGTTGGCGGGTTAGAGAAGCTGGGTATAAAGTAATTTACCAGCCCAAAGCTACACTATATCACTATGAGCACGGATCGGGCGTTGAGTGGGTTGAGAAGTATTCCCTAAAAAACCGTGAGCGTCTGAGAAGTCAATTTGTAGGTTACAGCAGCGATGAGCATCTGTTCAATCTGTCTCCAACAATGTCCGATGGAACGCCTGTATCAGTACCTGCAATAGCTACGCACGAACCGGTAGAGATTATCCCCCCTGTGCAGGTTCCTGTGCAGTCCGCTGCATTGGAGCCTGTACGTGCAGTTAAGCCCAGTAACTTCTCTCTTTCAGTGGTTTTGCCTGTGTACAACAGGCGCGACAATCTATATCTTGCTCTGTGTGCTCTCGATCGGAATCTAGAACACTATCATGCACCAATTGAAGTAGTTGTAACGGACGATGGTTCAGTAGATAGCCCTCTTGGTGTGCTATTAGAGTTTCAAGACCGCTTTGCAATACAGTATCGTTGGCAACCTCATAAAGGTTATCGAGCATCGTTAGCATACAATCGAGGTTGTGCGATCGCTCGTGGAGATGCGTTCTTGCTCTTGGGGTCAGATATCCTATTAGAGCCTACGTCACTAGAGCACCTTAATAACTTGCGGCTGGCTAATCCGCAGGCTATAATTGCAGGACAGTATGATTGGATGCTCCCAATGCACATCCGGCCCTATGATATCTACACCAATTGGGACAAGATCGTAGAGGGCACGTTGCCCCCGGCTCAATTTGGGGGGCGTACCAAAGGGCTTATTGGGACCGACCCTAGAGTGCTAGATTCTCCAGAACTGTTTGAGGGTGCCCCACAAACGCAGTATGCTGCTGCACTTTTCGCTGATGTGTTGCTATTTCCAAGGAATATCTATACTGAATTAGGAGGCTTTGATGAAAATATGGTCACTCATGGAGGACAAGATTGTGAGTTAAGCATTCGAGCCCAACTTGCAGGATATCCTGTCATCTTCACCAGGTTGGTACATGGCTATCATGTGTATCATGATAGAAATCAGGTGGCCAATCGTCAGACGCTTGTAGAAAATGTCCATTATATCGCTGCAAAACACGATTTGGCGTCAGTTGGATTACAAATATGGGGCGAAGGCGATGATATCTATATCACCCCTAGTTTCAAAGGAGGCCCAAAGTCAGATGGTTAAACATATTAGTGTAGTTATGGCAGTTCACAACCGAATAGACCACGTCCAAGAATCGATCAAAGCATGGTCGCTACAAACTAGGAGAGACTTCACTCTAGTCGTTGCAGATGATGCTAGTACAGACCCAATTAGGGCACTATCTATTGCGAACAGTCGTGCCTTTCATGTAAGGCATGTGTTCACTGGAGGTATTCTCCCACTTGGGGTAGCAGCCACATTGAATATAGGTACTAAAGCAGTACCTGGAGCAACCACCCACATTTGGTACACAGATGGGGACATTCTATTCTCTCCCGACGCTATTGAGAACGCCTATAGGCACATCGCCAAGTATCGTAAGCGGGTATTAGCAGGCCGGTACGATTGGATACCAAAGTCAGGAGACCGCTCTAAAGCTAGGGCAGATCACCGACTAGGAGTACATGGAAAGAACTGGTTTGACTACAAACTCTTGCCGTCCTGTAGAGCTATTTTAGGTGCTAATGTGATTATTCCTCTACAGGCTTGGCATGACGTGGGCGGTTGGGATGAGCTCATTCCAGGGGCAAATGCTAACGATTGCGATTTTGGCTGGTGTCTAACGGATGCTGGGTATCACCTGCTAACATGTGACGACATTACAGGGTACCATCAATGGCACAAGAGAAATAAAGCATTTTTGGACAGCCACAAAAAATCGATGCCCTACATATTCCGAAAGCATGGAGCTCCAATACCAAAACAATATCGCCAGTATGATCATGCCTAGAGCAATGTACGACGGTGCTGAAATAGAGGTCACTGAGGCCAGGTTGTGGCCTATCGAGTGGATCAACTTCAGGTGCCATCCATGCACTGATTGGTCTGGCGTGAGAAAGTATCATAGTGGAGAATTAGAAGCGTCTCCTATCATCATCTGTAAGCATTGCCTGGTAGTGTTAGATGGTTGGCACCGTCTTGCCAACTGGTGGAGAGAAGGCAAGAGGCGAGTTTGGGTACAGTTTGCTGATTTTCATCTCGGAGGCGCGGCGGATGAGTGCCATATAAATAAGGTGAATTGGATGTCAACTCTTAGACCTTGGATCGATCTTGATTGTGTCTCGGGGGGCTACTTAGAGCAGGACTTTCGAGAGTTTTGCTTCGCTAAAGAATCAGCTACGCTTAAGGGTTTTGGGGACAATAAAATGCCCCTAATGCGCCAATGGGAGCATATCAGAGCCACAATCTTCTTGGGGGTTGTACAAAATCACAAGATATTAGATGTTGGTACCAGGGAAAGTATACTCCCTACCTATCTATCGAGTATGGGAGCTTCCGTTACTGCCATAGATATCAGTACAGTACAGATCAAGCCGGGACCAGGAATACACGTTCAAGCGGCGGATGCAACTAATCTTCCATTTGAAAACAACAGTTTTGACGACGTTATTTGCACGGCTTGCATTAAGCATATTCCAGAGGATGGCAAAGCTGTTTCAGAGATGCTAAGAGTGTTGAAACCTAATGGGTTATTGGCAATCACCTTTGATTTTGGTAAAGGGTATGAAGAGTATCCCGGTAAAACTACTGGACGACGTATTTATGATGAGAGCTCGGTTTATGCTCGTCTAGTTACCCCCTTTAGAGATATTGCCACTCTTTGTCAGCCAGCAGACTTTGCTAGAAATGATTGGAATGATTGGCCTATTAAGGCTCAAGCGCCCCCAGTATTCGCTAAGGGAGTGAACGTCCAAGTGGCGTCTGTACTTTTGAGAAAGAAGGACCAATGCGCATAGCTTTTGTATACAAGACAGGCCGACCTGCACACTTCTCAGGCAGATCTTACGATATGGGTGACGACGGGGGCTCCGAGGGTGCGATGGTGCAGTATGCTTTTGCTTTGGCAAAGTTAGGGCACAATGTACGTATCTATATCCCTGGGACTCATGCACATGAGCATAGGGGTGTGGAATGGCGAACTATCGAGGGTCCCGAACGATTCAACGAGGAATTTGACGTAGTTATTGCTTTGCGTTTTCCTAATGCTCTTAAGGGTATGGTCGCCCCTGTCAAAGCTATCTTTTGTTGCGACCCAGCCATCCCTAACTTACCTGCCTATGTCAGTGCAGGAGATGTCCAATTAGTTATTGTGATCAGTGAGCATCAGAAGGCACGTTTTCAACAGCAGCACCCTATAGATGAGAGTCTGTACTTGTTGAGCAATGCAGGTATTCATTATTTAGGCTACAGTAGGCGCAGTTTATCTAAAGTACGTGGTAGGTGTGTTTACTGTAGTGTGCCTGAGCGTGGTTTACGCTCTCTAGTTACAATTTGGCCCTTGATCCGTAAGAGAGTACCTTGGGCTACATTACACGTTACAGGCGGTATGGAGTTATGGGGGATACACCTTGGGGATCCCTTCTGGGTTGGGGCTACAGATGTTGGTATAACTGGAGTTGAAGGGATCACCTATTTGGGATATGTTCCCAGAAATCAGCTTATTGAAGAGCAGTTACAGAGCCAGGTGATGTTACTCCCAGGTAGTCCTGCATCTCCTGAGATGTGTTGTATGGCGGCTATGGAGTGTGCTGCAGCAAGAAACGCGCTAGTTGTTACTGATCTAAGCGCTTTGCCAGAGAGAGTAATTCAAGGGCGCACCGGTACTGTTGTCCCGCGTAAGGGAGAATGGCAACTAGCTTTTGCAAATGCAGCTAGTGATCTCCTGCTAAATCCTGAATTGTACAAAATACAATTGCAGGCACAAGCTGAAGAGCAAGTTCATGATTATACAGTATTAGCGCAGCAGTGGGTTACTAGATTTGGAGTGCTTCTTCATGCTAGACAATAAGATATTCCCTTTAGCAAAACTAGCATACCCTGAAAACATCGTTTGGGGGCATAATATCATCATAGATGACTTTGTGTTCATTGTTAGCAAGCGATGGACCCTCCTGGGCAATTATGTGCATATTGCGTCGTTTGCATCCATAACAGGTGGTGGAGAGTGCTCCATAGGCGACTATTCTACTCTGTCCAGTGGAGTACGCATTTTCACAGGGACAGAGGACATTTCAGGAGCAAGTTTGTTAGGCGCAGCTATTCCAGCTCCTTTTAGGGTAGCAATCCGCTCTCGGGTAGAGATTGGTCGGCACTGCATGGTTGGTGCTAACTCAGTCATTCTACCTGGCGTGTTTATACCTGATGGCGTCGTTGTAGGTGCTATGTCCCTAGTGTTACAAAACACTACTTTGCTGCCGTGGTCTATTTACGCTGGGAGTCCTGTTAGATATATAAGAGAACGTCCTAAAGAGCGTGTCTTAGAACTAGAGAAGCTGCTTGAACAAGAGATATACCGAAGGCGAATGCTAGAAACATCTATGCCCCCAACATTAGAGGCGGATACAGGATAAGACATGAAAAAACTAGCTATCTTTGGTGGCGAACCAGCGTTTGAAAAGCCCAAGCATGTGGGCCGCCCTAACATGGTACACCACGATATGCTATTAAGAGTTTTTAAGAGCGTGCTAGAGAGTCAGTGGCTTACCAACAATGGAGTGCAGGTACAGCAGTTCGAGGCTCAATTGTGTAATAAACTGTCGGTACCTTGGAGTGTGGCTGTAGCTAACGGTACCTTGGGTTTGATGATTGCTGCTAGAGCGTTAATGCCAAAGCTCGGCGAGGTGATCATGCCATCTTTCACTTTTATAGCTACTCCACACGCACTGGCCTGGCAAGGGTACACGCCAATCTTTGCGGACATTGACCCAAAAACACACGTGCTTGATCCCATCGATGTAGAGAAGAAAATTACCGATCGTACTGTCGGGATATTAGGAGTACATGTGTGGGGTACCCCCTGTGCCCCCAAGGAACTAACTGAGATCGCAGGGAGACACGGATTGCCTCTGTTCTTTGATGCTGCACATGCTTTTCTCTGTGGACCTAGCTGGGATAGAATAGGAAATTATGGAGCTTGTGAGGTCTTTTCATTCCATGCAACAAAGTTCTTCAACAGCATTGAGGGCGGTGCAATAACCACAAATAGTCCCAGTTTAACTCTGAAACTTAGAGAATTACGCAATTTCGGTTTCGCTGGCGATAAACCTGGGGATCATTCTGTATACGGACTAGGCATTAACGCTAAACTAAGCGAATTACACGCCGCTGTAGGCGTGATGAACCTTACTGGTGTGCCTACATTTATTGATCATAACTATGCTAACTTTACTATTTACTCTGAAGGACTTGACATATCTGGCATTAGGGTGTATCCTTTAGGAGGGAATAGCAATTATCAATATGTTGTCATAGAAGTATTGAAAGAGGGATTATCTGCTGATACGCTTGCAAAAGCGCTTTGGGCAGAGAACATTTTAGCCCGGCGGTACTTTTCACCTCCCTGTCACGAAGCAAGACCTTACAGCCAGCGACATTGGGAGCTCCCAAGGACAGAGGAGGTGGCTAGTAGAACTATTGTTCTGCCTACTGGAATGGCTATGAATCAAGCTGACGTTGCTAGGGTTTGTGAAGTGATTCGGCATTGTGTAAAATACTCGTTAGAAATCAGTAAAGGAGTCGCTGATAATGGCTAAGAAGAAAACAACGTATCCATCCTGTCCAGGAGGCAAGATCAGGAGTGGTGGCAAGGGTCAGGGACTAGGACGCGGTAAGGGCAACGGTCCTCGCGGTGTCCCCATTGGAAAGAAATAGGAGATAGTAATATGGAAAGCCACGTTGGATTTAGTGGGGCAATACGCACTAGAACTATTAGAGCTCCCAAAGCTGGGCTAGATTGGAAGATACGTAACCTGCCTAACTTGCTCAAAGGTTGGCGGGTACTGCTCTTTAGGGTATTGAATCTCTCAGGCTTTATTGGGCGACTATCCATTCAAGTACGAAAGGCTAATGGAGAGATTATCGATTTTGGACTAGTCAGCCTTCGAGTCGTTACTACAGCGTTTGTGGATCTTATGGTGGATCAGCTTATTGCTGAGTCATCTATCTGGGGCGATTTCAAGTATCACGATTCAGGGGTTGGTACTACACCGGCTGTTGTTGGAGACACGGACATTGAGACTACAGATGGCGAAGCTCGATCGGCTGGTACACAGGTAGAGAATGCACATAACATCTATGAAAGCGTAGGTACTATTGCTTACACTACTACAAAGGCAATTACTGAACACGGTCTGTTTAATGCGTCAACCGGTGTAACATTGCTAGATAGACATGTATTCAGTGCAATAAACGTGGAGAACGGTGATTCGATCGAGTACACCTATCGGCTTACTGTTACTGCTGGTGGTTAGTCGTCTATTGGGGTTTTATCTGCCCCGCCGATTTAGGCTTTGCATTTTAGCTTTAGCCTTCCGTTGCCAATCTGTCTTAGAGCTAATAGCTGGATCACTTTTGCGCTCTTGGAACCAAATAGCGAGTTCTGCTTGAGGCCGCTTGATAGTGAGATATTGTAGTAGCTGTACGAGTAAAGATAATGCAGCACCAGAGTTTATAAAGAGTAGGAAAGCTGGTTTATGTTTTGCATCATGAATAGGTTTCTCAATTACGTTACCTACACCAGTTTTAAGCAGTATCCAATCAAGGATCTCACGTTTGCAGTTAGCAAAAGACACTCTTAATGCGGCTTTACGTTCTCTCTTATAGAGCATAATAGAACCGTCACCGTCTAGGAAGCCTGCGATATATGAAGCTTCAGTAGGTAAAAGTAGCTTACACTGCTGGCTACGACGGAAGCGCCCTTTAAAAGCACAAGTACGAGAACAGCAAACTTGTTTGTTAGGTGCATAATATCTACTAGATCGTCCGGGTGGGCATACAAAAAACTCTTTCTTACAGACAGGACAAATTTTACTGACAGGGACAGTCTTTTTAGACATAAGTTCACCTTCCTTTTGTAACTAGAATACCATGAACGTAACCAATTGTCAAGGGCGGCTAATTTACATAGTATATAACTATTGGAGGCTGAGGTAGATGAGAATAGTAAAAGTTAAGATTCGGCGTGGTGGCGTGGGAGAGGATATGATGGTCTATCCCTCTCCTTACAATGCGCAGGAGGTAGATCGCTCAGGGCTAGGCCCCTGTGGGATCAACGGTACAGGGGCGTATTCTGGTGGCATTGGAATGGGTCAGGATCATGAATTTTGCTTGATCCTATTGGACGATGGGGTGGCCGATCGCTACCTTGCAAGCCCTGACATGGAAGAGGTTACTGCTGTTGAGGCGGACGCTCTTATGGAGCAATGGCGTATCGACAACGACGAATCTGAAGAGGTAGTGCTCGATCCAGCACGGCTTCAGGCTATTGTAGCCAAGCAAGGAGCGGGTATTGCTATATCACAGGAGGATAGGGATGCTCTAGATCCTGCTAGTCGCGTTAGAGGGATCAATAAGCGCCTGAAACCAATGGCTACCCTTGTAGCTAAGACAGGCAAGTCGCTTACCCCGAGACGCCGATAGCACTATGAGAGTGTGTATCTCTGTAGCGACTAAGGGGCATATGCACGCAGCTACCGTAGAGTGGTTGCTGCGTGCGTTTACTCAGCTTGCACCAGATGTTGAAGTCCAAATAGTAAGGACACCTAATCCGTTGCAACACGCTCGCTGTGAGCAGGTAAGGCGCTTTTTAGCTACAGACTGCTCACACATGTTTCTGTTGGATTCAGACTGTGTACCACAGGACCGAACTATTCAGAAGCTGTTGGTCCATAAGCAGCTAATTGTCTCTGCTCCACACCCCTCCATGAAGGGTAACGAAATAGGTCTGATGGTATTAGACCGCGATGGTAAGGGAGCTTATGTGCAACACCGCCCCTTAGTCGGACTCCAGGGGCCTAATGTTGTTGTGGGTTGTGCAGGCTTGTTGATTCATCGGACTGTATTTGACATTATTCATGATCCTTGGTTCCAGTGTGTGTACGACGAGCAGGGATTTATAGTCCGAACAGAGGACTTTGACTTTTGCGATCGAGCTCATGCGGCTGGGTTAGATGTCTGGGCAGACTGTAATTTGGTACAACAACACTGGATTGAGGTACCAATCTAATAATGGCCTACAATGTCATTAGTGTGGATTGGAATGAAAAACATTTTAAGCATTCTGGGTTCTCTGACACAATCAGTGAGAGCTATTCTTTCGAGCAAGATTCTACTGGAATTACATGGGATGGCACAAACGTTCTTAGTGCTGTTGTGTTTACTCGTTCACACTACAAACACAGTGGCTTTTCTGCAAGCATAACAGCCAGCTATTCCAGTCCGTCCACATGGCCAAGAGGCATAACCTGGGACGGAACGAACGTCATTAGTGCAGACAGCGATGTGGCCAAACATTACAAACACATAAGCTTTTCGGCGGTTTTGGATAGCAGCTATAGTAGCCCATCTACCTCACCAACAGGCATTACCTGGGATAATACTAACGTTATTAGTATCGATGGTGATGAAGCAAAACACTATAAGCATAATGGTTTTTCTACAAGTATAGCTGCTAGCTATAGTAGTCCATCTTCGGGGCCTAGAGGTATTTCCTGGGATGGGACAAATGTTCTTAGTACAGACAGTACCGCAGACCGTCATTACTTGCATTCTGGGTTCTCTGACACAATCAGCAATAGTTACCAGTCTCCACTGGCAGTCCCTCAAGGTATTACCTGGGACGGACGATACCAAGCTACAGAGTACGATGAGACAGTATTAGGAGCAATAACTCCTACAGGCTCTTTAATAAAAGAAGCGCAAAAAGCTGTTGTAGGAGCACTTACGCTCATTGGTCATCTAGCAAAAGCATCTTCTAAAAGTTATTTAGGGGAGCTCACTTTTGTAGGTACTTTATTCACTGCAACTACACAAGCACTTATTGGTACATTTGCTCCAACAGGTGCCCTATATTGCAAGGCAAAGAAAGCTCTATCCGGCACGGTAACTTTTATTGGCACGCTAGTTAAACCACCTACAGAACTTCTCGGTGGTGCCTCAACTTTTGTAGGTACCTTGCTGACCAAAGCCACTAGGAATGCAACAGGCGCGATAACTTTTATAGGCACACTGAGTGCGGCTTTAACCACTGGGGGAGAGTACATCTATTTGACGTTAGCCATACGTAAGGAGACGTTAACATTGAATTCACGTACTAGTGGGCTGACTTTGGCGGAAAGGTAGTAATTATGAGGTTACAGGTGGTCGAAATTGATATTCGACAAGGCCAAGATGAAGAGATTCCTTATGCGCTTACGACGACGCCATGGGGAGCTATACCCTCTAACGCCGAGGTCAAGGCTTATGACGTATCTGATTCTTATAAAGATGTAACCGCTGAGATACTAAGTGGTGCTACTACTATCAGCGGTGATGTAATCACTACACCTGTGGTAAAGTCGCTTACCGACGATCATACTTATCGAATTGAGATCAAGTTCACAACAGGGGGCAAGGTCTTAGAATGTTTCTTTTTAATAAAAGGTCGAAGGTAATTGGGAAGCTGCGCATTCATCGATACTCAAATAGGAGGACACCATGGCAGTCATACCGGAAAGAGAACCATCAGGTTTAGTACAGCTAATTGATAACAATGATAATGATGTGTTAGGAGAAGTTGTAGCAGTTCCTACTACGTATACAGTTCTATCTAGACTGAGAGCTATAGAGAATGCAATAGGAGGCTCTGGTACAGATGTTGCAGCTATCGCTGCTGTGCAGGGTACCGTTACAGATGCTGCTATTGTAACTGACGCTGATGGAACCATTAGTGGTAAACTACGCGGCTTGGTGACTCTATTTGCTGCTAGAATTGCTACCTTGGGCCAGAAGATCATGGCCGCATCTCAGCCTGTTGTTATTGCTAGTGATCAAGCGACGTTCCCTGTAACCACAGGTGGGTTAACTGATACCGAATTAAGAGTAGCGGCAGTGCCGGTATCTACAGACGCACCTGTTACACTGCTGTGTGGACAGAAAACGTGCGCGGCACTAGCTACGGCTGAGGCACTGGCAGCTAACACGCCGCTATTGGTGGGTGTGACAGTACAGGCGCTAGTGACCAATACTGGCACAGTAAATATTCGGGCAGCGTCAAGTTTGATGTGGAGGTAGGACACCCGGTCATTGTCGATGGCGAAGCCACCTATATACCGGTCGGGAGTGCTCACCGCACTGTCGAGATCGACGCGGCGGCAATGAGGGTTGTTGAGGCGATGGACAAAACGGACGGCCAGAAGCTACAGGAGGTTGCAGCGCTCATTCGGGAAGACGTGCTGACGTGGCGCGTGGTTGAGTCTGAAGATGCGTTCAACTGGTTTGGTACCGTGTGTCCAGAGTTGCCAACGAATGTGCCGCTAAGACTGTAAATCTTAGGAAAGTAATACATGCTTGACCAGAAACAACCTAGTTGGCTAAGAAAAGTATGGGCTAAAGTACGAAAAAAAGCCCGTCCAGAGACTCCTAAACCTAATGCTACGTCCACTGTAGGTGTTACTCAGGCTACAGTAGGCAAGCTCAAAGGTGTCTTCTTTGAGATAGATTCAAAGCGTATGGCCGTCTATTCTGACGCTTTGGAGATGGATGATACCGTAGATGAAGTTGCTTCGGCACTAGATATTCTGGCAGATAACTCTGTAAACTCAGAAGACGGCTCTAAGGGCGCTTTCACGATTGTATTTCAAGAGGGAAAGGAGCATAGTACAGTCGTAGAAGAGGTTATCAAACGCACTAGATGGAGAGAAAAAGCGTATGCAATAGCCAGGGACACGATACTGTATGGTGATACGTTTTTGCAGTACATTATCGATAAGAATCTACTGTTAGTTCGCTTAATGTACATGCCCCCTGTGTCGATGTTCCGAAATGAAAACGATGCTGGGCTATTGCTTGAGGGTACAAAGCCTGGAGAGGCCGCTTTTGAACAGTACCGCCCCGGCACCAATCAGAGAGTTGCCTGGTGGTACCCTTATCAGATAGAGCACATACGTTGGAACCGTTCTGGCTCTAGAGTGTATGGTCGCTCATTGCTCTCTACAGCACGTACAGCTTGGAAAAAGTGGCAGGCAATGGAAGAAGCTCTAGTCATCAACTGGCTGACTAGAGCCTTTGCTAGATTGCTCTTTATTTTAGATGTTACTGGTAAAACTCCGAAAGAGGCCGAAGCATATATCAATACCTTCGCTACATCTCTTACTACTAGAGCAATTGCCTCGGGAGTAAAAGGTAAGGACGAGCTCTCTGTTGTGAAGGACATTTACATTGGTCGGGCAATGCACGATATTGGCGGTCGGGCGTATCCAGGCCAGACAGATGTTAAGATACTTGATACGGCCAATTCAGGCTTTTTGAATCTCTCGCCAATTGAGTATTACCAGAACAAAGTAATGACATCTCTAAGAGTACCCAAAGCACACTTAGGTTTGGAACGTGACATCAATGCGAAGGCTACTCTGCAACAGCAGGACAGGCGCTTTTTGCGAATACTGCGAAGAATTCAGTCTATGCTGAGTGAGGCTATTGAGCACACTATCAAGCTCCAATTAGTTTTACTAGGGATAGATCCAAACAGCGTTGAGCTTATCATTATGTGGCCTACTCCCTCTTGGGCAGATGTGTTGGAAGGGAGTGCTGCAACTAAGAACTTTGCCGAAGCAGATGAAAAACTTCTGGCATTAGGTCTGGTAGACTCTGAATTTATTCAGACAAGACATTTAAGAATGTCCAAGATAGAGATAGACAGAATTGCGGCAGCTCCGAAACCAAAACCAACTGTTGAACCAGAAGGAGATGAATAATGCCATTCAAGAAGAATACAGTTCCTCGGAAGTTGGCCGGTAAAGGAATACCCCAAGAATTCCTAAATCAATTCATTGAAGTCTTCAATAGCGTTCTAAAGAAGACACAGGACGAAGGCGCCGCTTATAGACAAGCCCACGGAGTAATGGGCAAATCGTTGTACCAAGCAGGCTATCGCAAAGCAAAAGATGGCAAATGGAGTAAATCACATGAGGCTATGGCAGCTTTCCCCACATATGAGGCCAGAATAAGTAAGCCAGTAACATGGCTCGAAGAGCAATCCCTCGATAAGGCTCTTAGGGAAGGATTCAATTTTGAGGGAATAGCCCTGATTGACTTTGTTGTTAGCCAGTTAGGGACTGGCTATGAACGGTATTACGCTCCAGAATTCAATGAGCTTTGCATGGAGAACACCAACAAGTTCATGGAGCTTGGTCACACTGTAACGATGTACAATAAGCATGGTAGCGCTGGAGGGTCCATCTTCACCTCGGACACAAAGAATCCTATCGGAAAAATCAAAGGAGAATTATGGCGAGATGGCCCCGAGATCCGGTATCATGGGTATATTTCACCTACATCTGAAGGAAAAGATGTAATTACCCTGCTTTACGATGAAGTAATGGGGGAGTCCTCTGTACGTATGTCAGAGGTGCATAGTATTATGCACAGTCTTAGTTCTGAAGATGGTGGAGACGGAGAAGGAGAGGATTATGGTTACATAGAGGAGATGCAAACCGCTAAGATCCAAGGAATTGACATGTGCGATCAGGCGGGCATAACCGGAGCAGGTCTAGTTAAAGTGCTTGAATCAGCGATGGTGTTTCCAGTGTGGAAACCCACTGAAAAAGAGGAGGAGAAGGTCATGGAGATCAATTGGGAGGAACTAACTCTGGAGATGCTTATCGAAAAGCGGAAGGACTTGCTGGATGATCATGTTGCAACGGCTTTAGAGGTTGCGACCGGTCACAGTGAAACCCTTCAGGAATCTCTCGATACAGCAACGGCGGCTCTTGAGACAGTTACCACAGAGAGAGATACTTTGTTGGAGACCCAGGAGCCTACTGAGGACACTATTGCACAAGTAGCCGCACTGGAGCTGTCCTTGGCAATTGAACAGGCGGCACAGATTGGTGTTGGCCGCGAAATTGCTGCCGCTTTGAAGGAAAGTGTAACCTCGGTAGAGGAAATTCCTGCAACACTGAAGGCAGTACGAGAAGTAGCTCTAATGCGCGCTTTGTCTAGATCACCTGGTGTAGGCACTGCGAAAGGGATAGCCAAGTTTAAGGCTGACGGAGAAGAGGACGATAGCAATACTGACGAGAGCGAGGATCCGGTCACATTCACTGAGGGTCAAATCGCGCTCATGCGCTTGGCTGGGTAATCTATTTATACAGGTACATGAAGGAGGCTACAGTGAATAGAGGAAATGTTCCAGATATGTCGGTTGTGGATGTAGGTGCGTCTTATAAGGATTTCCTGGCTGGCCGTAGAGCCTATCTAGATGCCCTAGTGGGCAAATGGGAGTGGCTCTTGGGCACAGGAACTAAGAGAAATCCCATGGAGGCAATCCCGCAGAAGATGTGGGAGACCATGGCGATTCTGTTTGAGAACCAGAGTATAATTAGTGCTGGCAGCAACGTCATGGAGCAGACGATGACAACTGATGTCGCTCTGCCTGTGAAGTACGCTTTGCCGATTGTGCGCAAGGTGTTCCCGCAGTTGATCCTGGCAAAGATCGCCTCAATCCAGCCGATGCCTTTGTCATCTGGTGGCGTGATGCAAATCTTTTACATGGATTTCAAGCGCGAGGATGTTGATCCCGAGACCAGCACTACGGTGATGGACAGCGATTATGCGTTCAAGGGTGAGAACGAGGTACCTAACCGCATTAAGATGGAGATCACCAAAGAGACTGTTACTGCCACCAAGGATATCCTGAACGCTAGTTGGTCTACTGAGGTTCAAGAGGACGCTCGTGGGGCGCTGAATATCGACGTCGAATCCGAGTTGGTAAATCAGTGCGCCGAAGAGATCCTCAGAGAGCTTGAGTACCGTAGCCTTCGAGAGATTCTAAATGGTGCAGGAGCCGGTAACGTAGATTGGAGCTGGACTGTACCTACTGGACAATCTAACCGGGAGTGGTACGAGACGCTTCATCACGCGCTTATCGACGCCGAGAGCCTGATCTATACCCAGCGATATCGTAACTCGGACTGGGTTATTGGCGGGCGCACTGTCATCACCTATCTGATGAAGTCAGCAACTTGGAAACCCGCAGAACGAATGACACCGCCGGGGCCTCGTTCAATATCCGGAGTGGAATTTGTAGGTCGTGTGGAGGGCTTCTGGGACGTGTACATGACTCCATATATCCCAGCAACCAGAGGGATTATGGGGTGCTATCCCCGAAGCACTATCGATACTGGCTACGTTTTTGCACCATATATCCCGCTTTCGCCTATGCCGCTAGTCTATGCAGAGACCTTGGGACCTTCTGATGCAACTCTGCCGGGCGCGTATGTGAACGTTGATAAATGGACGCGAAACGTGCGAACTCGAAACGCCAAGAAAATGGTGGTCTCGGAACTGTACTCAACTATTACCGTCGCAGAGTAGTCGTATCGGGGGGACTTAGAGATGCGAGTACGTAACAGCACAGGGGTTACACAAGTAGCTCCTCATGGAAGTTGGCTTCTTCCGGGCGTTTGGTTGAAGGTCCCGGAAGAAGTCAGCTACCTAGACGCTATTTGGATGAACACACGACGAAAGGCCGATCTGGATGATCTTGAAGATTCTAAGGATCTGCTTTGGAAGACTCCTGAAGGAACTCATGTTTACTGGTTGAGCCCATTCAGTATGGGAGACGGTTACGCAACTGCTGCTGAGAACATGATACATGCACTAACGAGCGTGGGTTGTCAAATATCTGTGAATCAATGTTGGTTCATGTCCAAAGAGGGACTTTTGCCTGAGACTATAGCAATGCTGCGGAAGCCAGAACAGCGAGCACACAGAGTCGGCATTTGTATGGCAACTCCAGGAGAATTCAAGAAGCTACCTACTCCCTATAGAATAGGGTTGACCATGTACGAGTCAGACGACCCGCTAGTAAACTTACCTGAATGGAAGCATGACTGTGGAGAGGTTGATTTGCTAGTAGTTCCTTGTAGTTATTGTAAAGATGTATTTGAACAGTTTGTGACTGCTCCAGTAGTGGTGTCGCCGCTGTCAATCAATCCAATGTATCATACAGCAACGAAGAGAGAACCTAAAGACACGTTCACTTTTATCACTTTTGGAACATTATCAGGGCGAAAATCCCCTTTGGAAACTCTGGATGCCTTCAAAAAAGCGTTTCCACTGAAGCAATATCCTAATGTTAGATTTGAATTCAAGACCCGTTTGGGGTATTTCGGTTGGGGGGAAAACCAGCTTCCAGGCACAGGTAACGATCCAAGAGTCAGCATTATCAGCGCCGATTGGTTTCCTCAAAAGATGTTAGATTGGATGCACAACGCGGATGCTATGGTGTTTGCATCCAAAGGGGAGGGTTTTGGAATGCCCCCTCGGGAAGCTATAGCTACTGGGCTACCCACAATTCTATCAAACAATACCGGACTCATCCCGATGTGTGATCCACAGTACACCTTTCCAATTCAAACAGGTAAAACAGAGGACTCGCCACTAGGAGGGAACTGGTATCTCCCAGATTGGGATGAACTAATTGAAACGATGCGCTGGGTGTATAATCATAGAGAGGAAGCGTACCAGAAGGGGCAACGGGCTGCTCAATGGTTCGCAAGAGAACATGGCCCTGCTAGTGTAGGGAGAAAACTGCTTGACATAATAGAGGGTGTTAGCCCTGCAGACTCTAGCGTTCGGAACAGCCGCATACCTAACGCCCCTAATGAGACAGTTGCAGATCATACTGGTTTCTTTGATTGGTTTACAAAGCTAATACCCGCACCTGGGCCTGTTTGGGATATGGGTGTAGGAGAAGGAATTCTATACAAGGGTCTTATACAGCGGGGTTATGAGGTTGTAGGGATTGTTGCACCGGAAAACTTGGAGACTGCGCGTGAGAAACTTGCAGCCAGAGGTGTGAACGCTCCAAAGTTAATATCTTGCACCAAAGGTTTGTTAGACCCCCCTGTGCTCCATCGATCTGGCGTGACAATGCCTGCAGTCTGCGCCAGTATGGGGGTACTACAACAGTTAGGCAATAAAGAAATAGCTCTACAAATACGAAACCAGTTGGGTATAGTCCCTCAAGTGCTTTTTTCGGTACCATCAGTGTACTATCCTAAGTATTATGCTAAACGCGCAAGACTTCTAAGACATGGTAACTGGATGGACATTCTTTCTTCCGAGTCTTGTATTTTAGAGGAGTATGGGACTAATCGTAGTTTCCTGCATGGTAGAGTGTACAAAACGGTAGAGGCTAGGGGTTTGGTGCAACGTAAACGTGGACGTACCCTTCAAGGTGTTTGGCACAAAAAAAAGTAGGATAATTATGCTGCCAAGTAAACTCAGCTTACACGTTCTTACAAAGAATGAAGAAGGATTTATCTATGGATTACTATCAAGAGTAGCCCCCCATGTTCATGAGATTATCGTTACAGATACCGGGTCAGTAGATGGCACAGTAGAAGAAGCCTTGAATTTGGGTGCTCGTGTGTGTCATACTACAATGGAGCGAGGGTTCGGAGAAGCTAGAAATGTAGGATTAGCCTTTGTGACTACTCCATGGGTACTGCAGATTGATGCAGACGAGTTGCCTACGGTTAGGTTGCTTTCATGGATAGCATACTGGCAGCCACTCCAGGGCACAGGGGGCGTTTGGATTCGGAGACACAATCTCGTAGGGAAACAGCCAATCGGGAAAAATACCTACGAATGGCACCCAAGGATATTTCGTAGCGGTTACAGATTCGCTGGCGCGCTTCATGAACGGCCTATAGCGCCGTATGAAACATTTATTAGGGCACCAGATGATTGCTTATTGCTTCACTACAAAACCATTGTAAGACAAGAGCGACAGAACGCTTTCTATGCTACTTTTAACGCAGGGGGTACTAGGTGCTGATAACGGTAATCCGTACCGCTGTAACTACTGATCGCATCACAACTGAAACGATTGCTACCGAATGCCTGGATCGAATGATTGCAAATGCAGTTCGAGAGTATTCTAGGTATAATCCTGTAGTAGCATCTACTAAGATATCCACCATTGCAGATGAAGAGGAATATGATCTGTCAGCTCTCAACTGTCTGTGGGTGCTAGAGTGCGATTGGTGGGCCTCGGGACAGTTGTTCGCCGAAATGCGCGCTGGTGCCGAGCAAATGTACTTGCTGAATCGCACTTCCAGATATCACATGCCTTCGGATAGAGTTATTGACAACATCAATCAAAGTGCCCATATACGGGCTACGAAAGGGACTTGGGTACAGCGTAATAAAACGTTGATAATTTTCCCAACTCCCGCATCTGCTGGAGATGATGATCTAGAGATCGTCTACGCAGCGCTTCATGTTTTGAACACTGCTGAAGATGGGTATGATACTCTCCCTGATGAGGACCTTGATATCATTGCAGATCTGACGACAGCGGTATACTTGCAAGCCCGTATGAATGAGTCCGCTTTAGAGGCTGACTATGCTGAGGGGCTTCAAAAATTGACAGCTCATTTTATACCTGGTAATCTTTTGGCAACAACTCAACGCTTGCATCGAGGTGTTGAGGGCAAGTATGGCGGATCTGGGATAGCTATAGCGAGATGACACCTGTAAACCTGGTTGTTAGAAAGCGAAATACACTCAAGATCATCAATGATGATCCTTGGGACGTTGTAATATACCGGGAAGGACGCACGCCTGATGATGAAGAAGTCACTTTTAGTTTCGTTGGGCGTATTCAACCTGTAGGGGCTAGAGGAGCCCCCCGTGAGGAGACTCCATACGCAGCAGCATTACGTGGAGAGCACCCTGTAGGGTACTATGGTTGGGCGCTATTGGCTCCATACGATGCAACTCGTATGTTAACAAGAGATATAGTTGTAGCAACACAGCAAAGTTCGTCAATAAAAAGAACGTTCCGAGTGGCTTATGCTGGACAATATGCCTATAAGCATGAGGTGGTTTTAGATGAGCGTGAGTGAGCCTCAAATAGACAGTTTAGTTGTACCGAGTGCAGACAAGGTTGGGGTTTTCCGCTGCGGAATATGCTGGTCAATAACTACGACCGTGCAGGTGGCTGTAGCTGAGAGCTATGTGGTAGTACGAATGGTTTGCCCTATATGTGGCAATATGAGAGAGTGGCAAATCGCTCTTGAAGGAGCTGGGCGTGGTAGTATCAATTGATTCTGCCCAATTAGTTTGGGACTTTCTCAAAACAAACGCTTTGGCAACCGACTTGAGAGCTTTAGTCGTCTCAGGAGCGGATAATGTATTGGAAGCAGGCGATGTTACTGAAAGTGTTTTGGCGGGGGCTGTAAGTACAAGGAGGGATGCAGAAGAGACCGACAAGGTACTGACAATCTCAGTGCAAGATGCTGGGGAACGTCCTGCTCCCCACATTGCACAACACTTTTTCCAGTTTGTTTCAATAAGGGTGTACGACAGAGCCAGAGGATACCGTAATCTTAGAACAGCTCGCATGGAGATCATGAGTATACTGAGCCCAGCAGTGTTTATGCAGAATTTGGCAGCCGGGCAAGGTCAGGGTATCCTTTCTCTGTCTTACAACGATCGCACAGGCTATCGTTATGATATGGCTTTTGCGGTCGGATATGAGGTGATCAGTTACGCGTTCAGGGTAGTAAAACAAGGAGGCTAGGAAATGGCTCAGAATGAAATCTCTACGGGAATAGGTCTTAGGATGGTGCGAGTCGCATTGCGCGACACAGATGGGACTATCCAAATAGCAGGTAGCCCGGCGGCAGGAGTGGCATACGATGGTGTACAGATCAGTGGTGCTTTGGCACTTACACTAGCTGTTCCAGAGCCCCAGCGTGTGACGGCGCGAGGGGACGACCAGCCGTACCATACGTTCCAGCTACCGCCTACTGAGAACCCATCTGCAGAGCTCAGAGTGACCAAGACAAACTTGGCTGCCATTGCACTGATCACTGACACTGAGTCGTTTGGATCTGCAAAGGCTAGACGGGTTGGTCTGGCAACTGACAAGCAGGGGAGTGAGGAAACCCTATGCTTGTGGGGTTGCAGAGAAGCTATTGATAGTGAGGAAGGAAGTGATACCTTCGGCCAGAAGTGCTGGCAAACCTACATGTTACTCTCGTGTGAGGCTGCAGTAAGACCGGCTACGATGGAAGATGCAGCCGTAGGTGAGTTCTCGTATAGTATCATCACCAGCCCAGTGACTCTTGATGAGTTTGGCACGTCCTTCTCGACAGCGACACACGGCTTTACTAAGGCCCCTGTGCTGATGATTGTGACGAGATACAAGTTCTGGTTGGATGCCTTTGAAGGTGATGGTATCGAAGACGAATTTACACTCACCCAAGGTGCCCACTTGCAGACTCTCAGTTTCATCCAAGTATACATTGATGGGGTTGTAGCAGCCTATACAGAGACCGACGGAGTGGTAACAATCTCCGCAGGCGCTCCTGATGACGGTGCTAAGATCATCATCGAGTATGACTACAAGGACTAGACAAAGTTTCGACGTTAGATAAGAGGGGGACCTATGACTCAAAAAGTGCTGACCTACAAAGACGAGAACTACAATGTAGATATCACGGTAAGACAGGCTACAGTAGCAGATGGAATCCATAGATCTGTTCTAGTAGCGCAGATGTATACTCTACCCGCTGTAACTGATACAAAGCTGGCTTCTGAATCCAGGATAACACGACTTCTGTTGTTGCATACTTATCCTGCCTGTTTGTCTGTTTCTACATTTAAGCACAGGAAAAGTGTAAAGAAGCTCGAAGAAGACATGTCTACAGACGCCTTTCTAGTACTTCCCGATGTGATGGTGTTTCAATGGGAGCAAATTGTCTTTGAGTTGAACCCTCATTGGGACATCCAACGAGCGGCTAAAGAATCCGTCGAGGAGACGAAGGGGGAAGCGCTAGAGCCAAACGACGAGAAGAACTAGACCAGAAGTTGCTCGTTTGGCTCACAGAGAGAAAGAGACCGTCTGGAGAGGATCCGCCTGAATGGGATCTCCATAGCCCTATAGAATCTTGGCGTATTTGGAATCTGCTCGAAGCTATGGATTGGAAATTCTTACCTTTCCATGGAGGGCTGCTAGAGCAACCAGAGTGGCTTTTGGAGGACTTGGCTACTATTGCCTGGCGGAGAAGGCGCATAGAAGACATGATGAAAGGGGCTCCTGCAGGAGTTCAGTCCAGAGGAGGCTAAAGCACAATGCTGTTTGCAATTGGCTGGAAACCCAGCGCTTCTTCCAAAGGCGCTTTTAGTCGTACATTAGCAAAACCAGGAAGAGCAGTTAGTGCTTTTGTCAAAATAGCTCCAGAGATAGCCCACCGTAATTATGTAGAGTACATAGAAAGTATGTTTGCAGAAGAGGGAGTCCCACCGTGGCTCTCTCTTGCTGTTCCAACGATTATTCAACGATTGTACTTAGGTTTTCCGCCAGAACACCCTATTCTGTATCGAACAGGCTCTTTTAAGGAGTCTTTTCTGGGTGGCGGTGTTGTAGAGCAAATCCCTCTAGGGGCGAATAGCTTTACACTACGTTTCGGGACCTCTGATCCTAGATTTATTTGGCACCAAGAAGGAACACGGTTTATGCCTGCTCGACCTATTGCCCCTGTGGGTCCGCGCTATAGAGAAGCGCTTGCTGAGGCTATAGAAGGGGATCTAGTTTTCCAATTAGCTGAACTTGTTAGGGGTGGTTAATGGCTGATTACACAACCAGATATCTCTTTGAGATAGATTTAATTGAGAGCAATATAGATAGCAAGGCTAAAGCCATTGCTAAAACCCTAGAACAAACTCTGGAAAAGGCCAACGCAACGAACAAGGTACTCGCAGAAACAGAGCGAGACCTTGGGGCTGCTTTTGATATAACCAACAAGTCCATCACCTCTCAGACTCGACGGTTCGGTAATTACAGAAAACGAGTAGATGAGGTAAGAGGTAGCGTCGCCACTTTGGGCACCACTACTATGAATCTTTACTCTGTTATAACTGGGGCTGGAGCGGCTGTCTTCGACCCGCTAACTAACAGTGCTAGAAAGGCTTCAAATGAGATAGTTGGTCAGTCTATCATACCAGATATGGAAGCAAAGATAAGAGCAATATACCAGCGTATCTCAGCTCAGGGAAGTGTTGTTTTCGATTCTGCGGTGGAAGATGCTAAAAAGCTGCAACAGATTATTGTAAATCTTGGTAAAACTGGTATCCCTGCAGTTTCTGGTATGTCCCTATTAGGTGGTACTGCCGGGTCTACTAATGTTGATTTCTGGACTGGTATATCCAAAGTCGCCCGGACTATGCAGACTACCCAACCTGTAGTAGAGAGTTGGTTCGACGCATTTAATGAAGGATTGAACCAAGCATCTCTACAATGGTTTGGTTTACGCAGGTTGGGCTACGGACTTGAATCTGTAGGTCGATCTATGACTAGGACAGGTAAAGAAATTGTCCAGTTTATGACTTCCGCTGCGGAAGCTTACCTAGATTTCAATGAGGCAGCTACCCGCGCAGCTATGGCTATGGAAATGCAAGCTGAGATGCAGGATGTTTTAGAAGAGAAGATTCTGGATAGTTCTAGAGCATTGGGATTGTACACTCCTTCAGAACTTGCTGAAGGTTTGAGATTATGGGCTGCTGGTACAGGAGTGGTGATCCAAACTGAGGAAGACCTTAACGAAATTCTAGCACAAACCATTGATCTGCAGAAACTTGCTTCGATGAACATGGTACAGTTAGGCTCAGTAACGGAGATCGCCGGTGGCATTATGCAAGGTTTTGGGATGGACCTCGATGATGTTGCGCACATTGCTGAGGTACTTAACTTTGTATCTGCTAAGAGCTTTGCCAACGTTACAGACATCGGTGATGCTGCTGCGTATGCAGGACCAATGGCTGCAGCGCTTGGAGTAACCTTTGAAGAGCTAACTGCTACGGTTGGTATCTTAGCAAATGCAAATCTAAAGGGTACCCGTGTAGGACGTGCATTGAACCAGATGTTTATTCATCTATTAAAGCCAACAAAGGCCCACAACGATGCTATGAATGAGGCTCTTGGATTAAGTGAGGAACTAGGCGAGTCTTGGAAAGATATTGCCTTTCCTGAAGACGAAGCTATAACTCTGGCCAGATATATTGAGTTTCTAGTAGCTGTTACTGAAGATTGGACTGCTGCACAGCGCAATGCTCTAATAGCTACTATAGCAAGAGCTAGTGAAGTGCCTATCCTTATTACTCTTATGGAGGAAATGCGTAAAAGCCAGAAGGAAGGGATCAACATTATTGAAGAAGAGACCGCTGCATTGCAAGGAGCACATAGTCTTTGGGATCAAATGTGGACGCGCTGGGAAGGTGAGGACTCTTCGCGTGCAAAACGAATGCGCGCCCGCTGGGATGCAGCCCTCATGGATATGGGGCAGAATTTTGTAACAGCAGGATTACCTGCTATGGAGACGCTTTCTAGCGTCATGCAGCAACTTGCTGATTTAATAGATAAATATCCTATGCTAGTTACAGGAGCCATGCTTACTGCAGGTAGTGGTCTAGTGTTGGGCGGTATTGCTATTGCAATGGGTCAGTTGGCTCAAGCAGTAGCCAGTTACTTTATTATAATGCAGAGTATAACTGCGGCTCAGGTAGCATCAGCAGCAGCAACAACTGCAGTTGCAGGAGGCACTGGTGTTGCAGTAGGCACTGCAGGCGCAGTAGGAGCGGCCTCCTTTGCTGCTTGGGGTGCTGTAGCTGCTGGGTTGATTCCAATAGCCGTTGGTGTTATCGCAGCTACAACACGTCAAAAAAGTATTAGGGAACAGTTAGAAAAAGAATCTCAAGTTACTCAACAAATGTTTGATGACTTATTCCGTAAGCAACGCGCTGGAGCCCCCTATGGAGATTGGGTGGCTCGTACTGAAGAAGGTGAGAAGTTAATTCAGGATATACTGGGCGAGAATAAGACTTGGATTTCTCAGGGTGCAGAACTAGCAAAAATACACAGTGCTATTCGAGATAGCGTCCAAGAAACAGCAGATGCCTTTGCCGAACGGCGGATGGGTGGCGAAGAAGAAGGCTGGATGCGAGGATGGAAGGATATAGAGAAGGCCCAAAAGGATGCTCAAGAAGGTATGTTCCCCCCAGGTATGGGTGTATCACCAGATGCAGCAGCACAAAAAGAGCTCAACGATAAACTTGTTGATCTTCAAGAAAAATATGAAAATGACATTCTCCAACTGCATATAAGAAACGAAGAGAAGATTGCTGCTGCACAAACCTCTTGGGCTGAATGGCAAGAAGATGCTACAGAGTCTCATCTGCAGCGCAAGACTGATTTAGAGGAAAAATACGCAGCTAGTCGAGAAAAACGATTAGCAGACTATACTCTTAGCAGACAAAAAGCGGAAGAGGACTATGCTTTTAAGGAGGTTCGTGCCCTTGAAGATTACCGTCTAAAAATCGCAGATGCAGAGGTAGCGCACCTCAAGGAACTAGAGGATACCGCTGCAGAACATAACGCTAGATTGATAGAGTTAGGCGAAGATGCGCGTAACGCTGACATTCAAGCTATTGAGGAATATCAGCAACAGCAGCAACAGATAACTGAGGATCACCAACAAAACTTGGTCCAGTTAGAGGAAGAGTACCAGACAGCAATTCGTGAAGCTGCTGAGGAACATGCAGAACGCCTTGCAGATATAGAGAAACAGTACCAAGAGGATGCCTTAGACGATGCAGAACAACATGCCGAACGTCTTGCTGATCTAGAGACCAGTTATCACGAGGAAGTAGAAGATGCAGCGGAACGTCATGCAGAACGCCTTGCAGATATTGCCAAAGATCTTCAAGAGACTCTAGCAGATGATGCGGCGCGACATGCAGAGCGTTTGGCAGATCTTGAGACTAGCTATTATGAGGCTGTAGAGGAAGCTGCTGAGAATCATGCCGAGAGATTAGCAGACATATTAAAGGACTATAACGAAGACATTATTGATGATGCTGAGGATCATGCAAAGCGCCTTGAAGACCTGGATAAAGATTACCAAGATGCTATAGAGGACGATGCAGAACGACACGCAAAAAAGATTTCAGACTTGGCAGAAAAAGCTCAGAAAGCAGATGAACGCGCTGCCGAAGATCACTTGCTCCGTATGGAGCGAATGGAACAGGACCACCGAGACCGCTTAAACGATCTCATCCGTACTAGGGATGCACGAGGTCTTTTGAAAGAGCTACGAGACTTTGCGCGTAATCGAGATGAAGCAAACGAAGATTATGAAATAGGCAAAGATAGACGCAAAAAGGATTATGAAGACCGCGCAAGAGAAGAAGAAGAGAATTTTGCTGATGCTAAAAGACGACGCCAGGAAGATTACGAGGATCGTGTCAATGAGGAAAAAGAGCGCTATGCAGACCAAAAGAAGCAGCGACGCGAGGACTACGAAGAGCAAGTAAAAGAAGAAAAAGAGCGTGCTGAAAAAGCAGCCCGTAAGCGACAAGAAGATTATGAAGAGAGCATACAAAAAGAGAATGAGCGTGCAGAAAAAGAGAGACAGCAACGACAAGACGAGTATGAGAAACGTAGAACTGAATTAGAAGAACAAGCGGCAGAGGAAAAATTACGCCGTCAGGAAGAGTATGAAGAGCAGGTTGCCGAAGAGAAAGAACGTGCCGAAGAGCGTAAAGCCGATCGTAAAGCAGAATATGACGAGCGTGTTGCTGAGGAACGAGCACGCTATGCAGAACAAGTAGCTGAAGAGACCACTAGATATGCTGATCAGAAGGCAAAACGGCAAGCCGAGTACGAACTGCGGCGGCAAGAGCTTGCTGAGAACTTTGCTCGTGAAGGTGTCTTGCGTCGTGAAGCATACGAGCAACAAGTAGTAGAAGAGAGAGAGCGATTTGCAGAACAGAGAGTTCAGCAGCAGCAACACTTTGAGGAAAGTCAACGCCAGGAGGCCGAAAGCTATGCCAGATCCGCAGAGAGACGCGCTGAAGATTATGAGCGCGCAAAGCAACAGGCTGCCGAAGCGTTTTCTCGCCAGGAAGAGACCGCAGCGCTACAGTTTGAAGCGGCAATGGAAGCTGAAGATGAGAGGAACAAACAGGCGCACGAAAAGAGAAAGGCACAGTACGAAAAACAACTAGCCCAACTAGCCGCAGAACTAGAGGAAGAAGAGCAGCTAGTACGGGATGCTCACCTAGCAGCGCTACGCAAACTGGCTGGATATTGGGATGAACTAGAGGGTTCCTATCAGGATCATTATGATAGGCTATTACGTGATGTTGAGATATTTTTAGATGATTACCAATACATTTGGGATCAACTACAGGACCTAGCTGATTCTATACCTGAACTACCTGATAGCCCTAGATTAGGTGGAGACGAACCTGGGTATACTCGTCCTTGGGGGCGACAGACAGGAGGCTATGCAGTCTTTGGAAAATACTGGCTAGGCGAGGCTGGCAAGGAGTATGTTCTCAATTCAGATACTGTTCGTGCATTAGAAGGCCGTTTTGGTCCTTTGAATCAGCAGCTATTCAAAACGGTTGCAGATCGGCAATTTGACACAGATATAGAGGCTAGGGATAGATGGGCCAGAAAAGATTACGATAACAGATTCCATCCTGTAGAGCCTCCAGATATCAGATACGATGTACGCATAGGAGAACCATATAACAGATTCCATCCTGTAGAGCCTCCAGATATCAGATACGATGTACGCATAGGAGAACCATATAACAGATTCCATCCTGTAGAGCCTCCAGGAGGAATTACACCTATAGGACGCATAGGAGAACCATATAACAGATTCCACCCTGTAGAGCCTCCATACGGTGGAAAGTTTGGTAGCACATCTAATACAGTGACCACTCAGATTACACAGCAAAATACGTGGAACCTGCCTACAGGCACCTCTAAGGAAACACTAGAACAAGTTAGAGAGATTGCCTATGAAGCCTCTTACGAGGCCATCGCAGATGCTTCCAAACGTGCGTTAGAAACACTAAAGAGGTAGGCACATGGCAACTTACGAGTATAAAATAGATACCTCATCAACAGATATGGACAACATAGAAGATATTATTGATACGCCACCAACCGGCACAACGTTCGTGTACACTCCCGTCGTCCACACAGGAGGTACAGGAATTGCTGTAGGCGATGGGTACCCCCTGTGCCAGTGGGTTTTCGATTTTCTATCCTGGAATGACTGGGTTACTATGTTAGCCTTCCTTGGCTCAGACGCCTCTATCAGCCTCTACATAAACACACGAAGACCAGATAACACCTATGCCACCTACTCTGCCGTTATGCACCGGCCTATAATACCAGACGAGGCCACGCCTACAATGGGTGGCTGGACCAATATCACCTTTAGATTCACTCACCTGGAGGCTGTATAAATGAAGGAGCTATTGCAATGGAAAGCCTCCTGGCGTATTGAGCGTTACATCACAGGGGCTACTGAGCCCTACAATGTGACTGAATTCAAGCATAACTGTGGATTGCACGCGGGTATCAATCTACTGTTCGACTTGATGACTGGCGCAAATGCTAACCATTTCGATAACTCCAATGCAGAGATTGGCGTAGGTGATGATGACACCGCTGCTGCAGGCGCTCAACTGGGTTTGCAGGCTGCCGTGAACACCAAGTATAACGGAATGGAGGCAGGATACCCTGTTTCTGGAGCTTTACAGAGAGTAGACTTTAGAAGCTCCTTCGCAGACGGTGAGGCTGAATACTATTGGAACGAGTTCTGTGTACGCAACAGAACAGGAGGAACGAATCTTAACCGAAAGGTGTCTGATCAAGGTGAAAAACGTGCCGGTCAAACCTGGCTAATACGTTTGCGGATTGAACTGGCATAATAATGGCAAACGTTATTAGTGCGGACGCACAAGCCGATAAGCACTATCTACACGTAGGCTTTTCTGCCTCAATTAGCGAAAGCTATTCAAGCCCATTCAATAACCCAATGGGGATCACTTGGGATGGCACAAACGTTATTAGTGCAGACAGGAATTATGATAAGCACTATCTACACGTGGGCTTTTCTGCCTCAATTAGCAATTGTTATTCAAGCCCCTGGTATGGTCCTAGAGGCATCACTTGGGATGATGAGAACGTTATTAGTGCAGATAACGTTACAGTTCAGAGCCACTATCTACACGCGGGCTTTTCCGCCTCAATTAGCAATAGCTATGCTAGTCCAGATCCTTTTGGCATCACTTGGGATGGCACAAACGTTATTAGTGTATACAATGCTCCTGGCCCGAAGCACTATCTACACGTAGGCTTTTCTGCCTCAATTAGCAATTATTATTCAAGCCCAAGTACCGACCCAACTGGAATCACTTGGGATGGCACAAACGTTATTAGTGCGGACGCGCTTGTCAATAAACACTATCTACACGTAGGCTTTTCTGCCTCAATTAGCAATTGTTATTCAAGCCCAAGTACCTTTCCAACTGGAATCACTTGGGATGGGCGATATTTTTACACTAACATATGGCACATGCTCAGTGCAGATTCTCTAGCAGCCAGGCATTATTTACACTTGGAATCGTCTAGCGTTATTATAACTAGTTATGCTTCACCAGGCCCTAGCCCGCAAGGCATTGCTTGGACACTTAAAAACAACGCCATTAGTGCAGATAATGCCGAAATGAGGCATTATCAACACAGTGGATTTTCAGCAGCAATTACAGATAGCTATTGGAGCCCAAGTACAGACCCACAAGGAATAACAACGGATGTCGGAGCAAACGTACTAAGCGCAGATAACAATGCAAATAGACATTACAAACATGTACAGTTTTCTAGCTCTATTTCAGACAGCTATAGCAGTCCTTTTACGCAACCAACAGGTATTTCTTGGGACGGAGCCAATGTAATTAGTGCAGATGCTTCCTCCCAGAAACATTATTTGCATGTCGGATTCTCTAACACGGTTAGCAATTGTTATTCTAGTCCAGACAGTGAGCCCACCGGCATCACTTGGGACGGAACAAACGTAATCAGTGCTGACCTATTTGCCGCCAAACATTACATTCACACTGGATTCTCAGGCATCATTTCAGACAGTTTTGACAGCCCAGGACTTAGCCCCACCGGAGTCGGTTTCGGGTTTCCTGCTAAGAAATTCACAAAAGAACTTGCTGGGGAGCTCACATTCTCTGGTACTCTCACACCAGCAAAGACGCCTTATTTCAAAACCTTAGAGGGTTCTTTAACCTTTGATGGCCTTCAGGGTAATACGCGTCCATGGAATATATACAAACCTTTTCCTCCAGACGATCCAGAATTTGACCCTGAAGATCCTGACAAACCACAAGAACCTGGCGGCACTATCTGGCATAAGGTCTATACAGGCGTTATTACCTTTCTAAATCTCTTTGGTCATACTGACGCCTTTATTCCTCCAGCCCCACCAGGTGGAACAGAGTTCAAGAAAGAGCTTGAGGGAGCACTTTGGAGCGGAGGCGATGGAGATAGTGTCAGTGACATTGGTACCAGGCGAGATGATGATCCGCCTGATCCCCCACACCCACCTGAGACAGGTATTACGTTCCATAGATCACGTACAGGTAGAGTCACTTTCTCGGGAGAGTTAGAAGCAGAGCAGACTTGGCCTGGTGGATTAATCGATAAAGGTACCCTAGAAGATAGTTTGACCTTGATTGACACAGTTACTTCTGGTGGTCCTTCAGGCAGGCTATCAACGTCACGTAACCATCCGCACAGGGGGAAATACTACCTCGCTGTGCATAAACCAGAGAAGATATTCTGTGGCGAAGTAGACAGCGTTACGCCAGGTGTGGGTGGCACCGAAGTAACTTATATCAACTCAGTAGGAGAACGACTCATTTGTGTACACGGAATGACTGTAAAAGTCTACACTAGCGCAGGAGTGTACAAAGGCAAAGTGCGTCTTCGCTACGAGTTAGGTGCTGCTACTCTCCACGTGGCAGAGCAAGATGACCTTGATTGGGCTATTGGAGACCTCTTTGAGATATATGACGTTATCGAGTTGTGGGCAAGATTCCCAAGGGTGATTATAGATCCTGGAGATCCCACAAAGCTGATTTGGTATCGTGATTGGAACATCACACCAGCGGATGTAGACTTTCCAATGCAAGCGGCACATACTATGTGTGTACCAATCATAGGCCCTCCCACATGCGCCTTTTTGGAGGATGGATCAGCGTCCATATACTTTACAGCAAAGGACAGTTACAACGTCAACCCGCTCACTCCGCCAGCGTGGTGGTCTTGGAAGTTTTACGACGCTGAAGGAGTTCCATCTTCCAATTTAGAGACCCCCGGTGATATTACCTGGGCAACAGCGGGTGTATTTCGTGTAGAGTGTCAAGTAGAAACAGGTGTTCCTACTTGGAGAGGGCATCCCGCTTTCCGATACGTACACATTTTTGAGCGCACAGGTGAGAATGCCCCCTATACAAACTTCAATGTCTTGAATCTAAGTGGAAGCGTATCCGAGGGCGGCTGGAACGCGGAATTTGAGGTCTACACCGATGTAGATATTGCTGACTTCCCTGAAGGTGCCCAGGTTATTCTATTTGCCGAAGAGGAGTTAGGCGGGTATGATTTTGGTTCTGAGGAACCCCCAGAATATCGTTCCGAAGTCAAGTATGTAGGGTACATCATTGGTGGTAGTGTGACCAAAGATCCAGAAACTAGAGTTACACGATTCCGAACATCTGGTGTCCAGACACTCATGAAAAACAGGGACAACTTTAGCCTGGCACTAGATTATGTGGCTGAAACCACAGCAGACGATTGGACCAAGCAGGATGTACTCACTCCTAACTATGCCTTCGTGAACCTGCTACTTTGGAACAGTACCCTAATGCGCCTTACCGATGTCTTTCTGCCAGCTTATTACTATGAGCTATGGCAAAGTATTTCCCACAAGGCATCCGACTACTTGGTGAAATATCAGGATTTTGGTCGTGGGGCACTATGGAGACAAATGGACAGTTTGGCTAAAGATGTTTTTGCTCGTATCATCGTGGATAGGTTTGGGAGAGTATCTATATGTAACGATCCTCAGCACACCATTGAAGCCGATTTGTGGGCTGATCTCCCTGTGCCGTACACTTTCGGTACTCTGGACTGGGAAACCCCCCTCACAATTGAGTTCGTAGATGAACCCGTTACTAGTGTAATTTGTGTCGAGGGAATTGCATTTGATGGGGCTACAGCAACCGCAGTTATTGGCTATCATCCAGGAGAGCTTCCTACCTATCGAGGGCGCATTCAAACAAGAAGCGGGTGCGTACTGTCTAGTCAAAACGAGGCAGAGTTCTTAGCTCAGGGGCTATTCTCAATACAGAACAACACCTACCCGAGAGTCGTAATAAAATGCTTGGGGAACTATAGTTTCGTAGATCTCGCGGATCTTGGCGGGATCCAAATTAGTTTAGCTGCTGCAGATACCAGGTACGGACTTGCTTGGGACAACAAGCGTTTCTTTGTGGAAGCTGTAGCTAACGCGATCGATTTCCAAACTGGCCTATTGACTACAGAATTACAGTTGGTAGCCTTTGCCTATCTACGACGCCCAGGCATAGGGGCATAACATGTCTACACTTGCAACACTAAAAGCACGAGCGGTACGCAGTCTGGCTGCCTTGTTTGATGATGTAGAGCCTGCCCACCGCTTTGTGCCAGGTACCCTAGGAGATGCGGTAGGTATAGTAGATGTACCAGGAAGAACTGGTTATGTCTACGTTCGGCTGCTTGGAGACTCTGCTAGGACCGTGCGAGCACGTAACATGGGTATCCCTGCTACAGCAGATGCTAGTGTCTGGGTAGAATTGATGGGCAATCCTGGTGATCGAGTAACCTATCGTATCCCTACAATTGAAAATGTAGATAGGGTCTACTCTGGCAGTATCATATTGGGCGAAGGACTAACAGTCAATAATGATAGTGGGTCCAGTACAGATAGCGACCTTACAGTAAAGACAGACACATTAATTGCTATTTTCGTAGACGCCTCTGCTGAAACTCTAGAAATTGGTGTGCCCACAACGCTGCTAAATGGCCTAAAAATAGACACTTCGCTTGAAACAAGTGGTGGTAGAGTAGTAAACACAACTAGAGTAACCACAACCTACACTGCCCTAGTTACAGACGATACTATTTATTGTGATACTGATGGTGGTGCTTGGACTCTAACCTTGCCAGTAGGGGTTGATGGACAAAGGTTTTTCATCACCAATTGTGGCACTTCTGGCAATGATTTAACCATAGACGGAAATGGTGCAGAAACGATAAATGGAGAGCTAACCCAGTTGTTAAGTGATGAAGACTCCGTTATAATTATATGGGAAACCACAGAAAATTGGAGAGTGTTCTAAAATGGCATTTATAAGCCATCTACCAGAAATAGGCGCAGGGATTATCGGTAGAGCAGTTACTGAGACTCTTTATGTTTCACCAAATGGGGCAGGAACTAACGGAAAGACATGGGGTGGGGCTTTTACCACTATTCAAGCAGCATTAGCGGCAGCCTCAACTGATGGTGGTGACTGTACCCTAATAATGATTTCTCCTCATACAAGCAACTACGACATATACACCACAGGCAATCCGACATATACCGGCAACTATATTCTACTAGGCTCACAAAGGAATTGGGCTAAAATAGAGAACACTCATGGATCGGCTACCGCAGTAATGAAGTTTACAGGCAAGGTGGCCCTGATAGATTTAAACTTCCATCTAGGGACAGGCAATAACGGTGTAATTATGACTCATGGCGGGTCAAGAATTACCCGGTGCCAGTTTGTCGGTGAGGATTTAGCAGGTTCAATAAAGACTTGCATACACTTAGATCATGCCACAACAGGCAAACATGCCAAGGTTATTGATGTAGATATACTTGGCAACATTACTTATTGTAGAGGCATACTGGTTGATAACTTTGCTCGATCTTGTTTTAGGGATTTACGCATACACTCATGTCTTGAGGGTATTCAGATTGTTGGGGCTACTTCAGACGGTAATACATTTAACGACATAGATATAGGCGAGTGTTCCCATGCTAGTGGAATTGCATTAAACTTAGACGCTGGTAGTGAACAACATTTTAGGAGTGTATTGTTTCACGGGAACAAAACGAACGTAGATGATGAAGTAAATGACCATCTCTGGAGTAATATACGAGGACAATTTGCTGTTACAATAGATCCGGATGATCTAGTTGGAGAAACTGTAACTTCGGGGGCTGGTGTTGCTTGGGGTAACACTCTTACTGTGTTTGCTGCTGACGAGCTGGATTTCCCATTTAGAATAGTTGGTGCTACATTTGCACCAGCTTCTACAGAATGGTGGAATGTTAGATTCAGTGCTGATAGCGGGGCTACATACTTCGATACTTACCAGTTTGATGCTAATAAAAGAGAAGGTTTATCTGTTCCTTCTGGAACTGAGTTTATTTTCAATGCAGGCACAGAGATAACCTGTGAAGCAAGAAGTGAAGGCGGGGGTAAGAATTGTCAGGTTTGGGTAGAAATACAAAAAATCTAGTGTATACTGGAGACAAATAGATGAAACTCTTTTGGGCTATATTTTGGGCACTCTTACTGATACTAGCACTATTCGGCGGGTGGACGTTAGGGTGGTGGGGTCCACAGTCTGAGAAATTTCACACAGTCGCCGCCCAATCTCAAACCAACACGCTCTGCACAGTCAAGCTAGACCCCCCTGTGCCTGGTGAGCTCCTTTGTTGGCAAACCCGCTGTTGGGTAACAGATGCACAGGGGGTTTGGAAGCACTCTATTACCGTTATTGCTGGACAGTGGTACGAGTTTGTACTTGACAGCGGTGGGCCTATTAGCATTGAGGGCATTCGAGGACCTAGCAATGCCTCAGTGATGCTGATGAGTGGTAAGCGAGCCAGATTCAAATTCAATAGCACTCCGGGTGCATCGTCAGGGCCTTTTACATTATTTGTGGCTTCCCCTGAACCGACAATAACGCCTAGTCCAAGTCTACCACCAGAGCCAACAAGCACGCCTACACCGGGACCGTCTGCTACTCCTACCGTATGGGAGCCACCAACACCTACCTGGCCCCCTATGCCACAACCGCCCGCAACGCTGGATCCAAATGAGCGTTTGCCGTGGCTCTTGTTAAAAATGATCGAGGAACACAGTCTGGAGGAAGAGGAGACGAACCCCCCTGTGTTGTTGGTAATACAGCAACATCGGATTTATTGGGCAGCACTAACGCATAATGGCACTGTAGCATTGTGGGTACAGGGCTACAACTCGGAGGGGCCAAAGAACTGGCGCATTCCTGCTGGCCGCCCAGAGACAGGCATCTTCCGTGTACAGTATGATGGCGATTGGGTTACGTGTTTGGCTTTTTCTAACATGATTGCCATCGAAGTCGAGTCGAGTGGACGTATATTCATTATGCAATATGGAGGGTACATTCTAGCCGAATGTTACCCTGGCACTGCATGGGAAGTGATCGAATGAGCACCAAACTTGCTTTTCAATTTCAGAAGATACCTTCTTGGGCCAAAGATGTAGTGCTGTCAGCACAGGCGGCCTGGTGCCTGCTAATTGAAGCGCCAGAAAAAGATCCCTTTGAGGGCCAGGTGAATATCCTTGCTAGGGCTCCTCTACCTGGGGGAGATAGTGAGGAACTACGATATATTCTGAAGGGTCGAAAAGGTGCTGAAGAATACTTTGAGCGTCTAGCGGGGACTTACGATGCTAGACGCTACGTGACGGTCTGGCAAGGACCAAACGAGCCTCCTGTAGGTGAGCATACTTTCCGCTTGATGCTTGTTGAGTTTACTATACGCTGGACAGAGTTGATGCACGAGAACGGTTTTCAGAATGGTGTAGGAGCATTTAGTGTTGGCTGGCCTCACATTGATCCTTCACACGTTGCGGAGTTAGCTCCTATGTTCCAGAAAGCTAACTACATTATTGCTCATGAATACAGTGCCCCAACGATGATGGACCGTGCTGGCTCGCACTGTTTGCGTTATCGGTGGCTTTACGATACAATTAAAGAAGTATCCCGGTTTGAGCCCCCACCGCTGTTGCTAGGAGAGGTTGGGATTGACGGTGGTGTAGCGCCAATTCACAAAGCAGAAACAGGTTGGAAAACCTATTGCAAGGGCAATTTCGAGCAATATGTCCCGCAGCTTCAATGGTTTGACGAAGAGATACAGAAAGACATCTATGTCACTGCTGCGTTTATCTTTGTTGCAGGTGCGCGCAAGAAATGGATAGATTTCGATCTTGACGAATCAAACGCACGTAAACTGGCAGAATATATGCTAAGTATCCACACGCAGGATACCGGGCCTTTGCCAGAGCACGAGCAAGGAGATCTTATCCACCTGCTGGATAAATTGAGATGGTGGTTAGAAGAAATGCAGCGAATGTATGAGCAAGGGAACCTTGAGCGAGCAAATGAGATTAGGCTTTCGTTGATCAAACTGTCGTATCGTATCTCAAAGAATGCACAAGAAGGTAGCTGGTGGCACTAACTAGGTATCGCACCGCTTTAGCTATTGCGATTCTGAGAAGCGGAGTACATGAGTGTGATGTAGAATTCTTAATAGGCTCTTGGGCAGAACAACTGGCGAAATATGCCGGGTTGAAATTTGATACTTGGGAGGCTGCAGTGGATAAAAATCTTGGCACTAGATTTGAAGGAGGTACCAGAGTAAAAAGCCGACCTGACTGGATAGATCGAAGCACCTATCAAGAGCGTCTACGTAAAGGTTGGAGGTAGGAGAACAACATGCCAGGCACTAAAGCCAACGGTTCTATCACTCATGCGTCCATCAAGTTCTGGATTCCTATTATCGCCGTCATTATCGCGTGTACTACAGCTTTTGCAGTGCTACAGGAACGAGTAGATACAGTAACTCAGACTGTAGAGGCACAAATAATTAGAATCGACACCATAGTAGATACCTTTGTGGATATTCAAGTGCAATTAGCAGGGATACAGACAGATGTTTCATGGCTTCGTAGGCAATCGGGGGGCCAATAGTTTAGTTTGGAGGTTACGATGGAAGACTTCATGGTGTTCGGTGTCGCTGGATCTCTGGTCATAAAGCGAATTGTGAACTGGTTGAAGAGGTTGGGGTTGTCTACAACGAAGGCGCTCTTTGCTGCGTTCGTTGTAGCCATCGCATTGCTGGCGTGCAATGAGATCGCAGCAACGTATCCGGCGTTTCTAGTTTGGTACGAGCGAGTATGGAATGTGCTATTTTATGCGCTCGTCGCGGCTGAGCTCTATGACACCCAGAAGGGCATAGGCGTGGCAGGCTACAAGTGGTGGTAGGAGTATACAGGGTCTAATAAACCCTGTTTGCTTACGGCAAGGTAAGGGTCCCCCCGCCTTTGCCGTGTGAGAGCGGGGAGGAGGGCTGCCTCTCCCCGCTTTCCGATTATAGAAACATCAACGAATCTTGCAAGCTCTCAAAGAACTTGCCTCGTAGAACGGTATCTACCATTGAGCTCTTGGAGGCCACGATCTTTTCTACCAGGTCATCTACCGTGTGTGGGCAATGCAAGGTTGTAATCAAGCACTGATGCGTCTGCCCAAAACGATCCACCCGACCGATCGCCTGCTGTTGTACAGTGTAACTATAGTGCTTCTCAATAAAGATCACTTGATGCGAAGCAGTTAGCGTAATGGATTCTCCCCCCGCCTGCACAGTAGAGATAATAACTTGAATTTCACCCTCTTGGAATCTTTTGATCATCTCGTATCTCTCACTAGGCGGCTGTCCTCCAAGGATCGTACCACAGACAATCTTTTTCTTGCTAAGGCGTTTTTGCAATGCTAAGACAGTGGCCCGAAAGAGAGCAAAGACAACAAACTGCTCTCCTGGGGCGTTTTCTATTATGTCTACAGCAGCATCAAGTTTGGAGGAACTGTCACCAGCCTGTATCGTAGCCGTGGTGCTGACTATCTGGCGCAGTCGAACTATCTTAGCTCCTACATTAAAGACCTCAATTTCTGAGCCGTCCTCTAAGATAGCATACATTTTCTTAGCCATAGTCTTGTACATTGCCCCCTGTGCAGCGGTCAGCTTCAGAGGCATGACCTTGTTTTGAGGGGGCAATGTATCTCGGTAGCCCTGCCAGTCCCGACGCAGCAGGATCGGAGCAATCTCACGTTGTAACAGGTCTACGTTTCTAACTGGGTTAGATCGATTTATTTTTCTATACCCACTCCGAGCAATGAAATAGTTGACGTATAGCTCATAAAAACGTTGATACGATCGATATCGGTCTGGGTACAACAAGTGCAATAGTGCCCACAGATCTGCAGGTTCATTGGAGATTGGAGACGCTGTGAGTAGTAGCAATCTCCTCGTCATTAGACTGTTAACACCCTTCCACGTCTTTGTGCTGCGATTCTTGAGCTTATGCGCCTCATCTGCCACTATCCAACGCCAGGCCAGGCCGCGCAATTCCGGCATCAAGCGAACAAGTTCCCAATTGATAATTAGGAATCCTTGAGTCTCCTGATAGGCTTGGAAATCGTCTTTCCTAGTGGCTGCTTCGACTACAACGCGGTCTTGTCCAGGAAACCACTTTTCGATCTCGTCCTTCCACCACCACTTTGCTGAGTTGGTACACACGATCAAGATGCGTTTATGTTCCTCAGACAATTCAATCGCCTCAATCGCTTGCGCTGTTTTTCCCATGCCTGAATCGTCTGCTAGAATACACCTTCTGGTTTTGAGAATGAAGTTTACCCCCACCCGCTGATATGCAACTAACCGTTCATCAACGTCTAAAGACGACATATCCTCTAACTTAGTCAAGGCAATACTTTTTCTCTCATAAGTCAAAAGAGTTTCATACCATGTACGAACCTCTTCATTGAGATGCACAGAATCAACATCTCTCAATAAAAGCTCAAGTAACCGAGGCTCCTTCGGCACCCAAGCGTCATCATCCTCAATCTTGACGCCGGAAACGCGCTCCAAGAAAGCACTTAGCACAGGGGGTAAAGTCCCCTGTACATGGAATTTAACTGTGGACCTCGGTGTTGGCTTCGCTAGTGAGATTTGTATGCCCAAGTTATCCCCTCCCTTTGTAGCTTTTATACCCTGCAGCGAGCCCTTTCTTGATAAGATATCGTAACCCGTGCTTTGCGGCATCTCGTGCATGTCGATCGAAGCCCTTTAGGCTCTTGAGCCAAATACCAGTTCTCTGGGCAGGCATCTGCGAAACAGAGACCGCACCCAGTTCATCTGTCAAGTATCGGATCACTCCAATAACCTGTACAGTAAGCAGAGGACTGCCAATCAAATATCTAGAGGCTCTTGCTCTAAGATAAAAGCTCTCATACAGCACTACGTCCGGCTGGTAGCAATCTATGAGGTCCTTGACCTGCGCCCACAGGTGGAATGATCCTCCTGCTATTTTGCCATAAGCCAAGTAAGCCCAACCGGTAGTTTCCCCAGGATCAAATACTAGCAGTCTCATGAGGTCTCCAAGTATACATGGTGATGACGATTATAAAGGGATTCCTCTTCTATTAGATACTTTGAAACAACATCTTCCTGAAGCACTTCCGGATCTAGCAATTCTACCTGTTGATGCTTACACCAACTGTATACAGTTGAAAGATGAATCACTAGTGCTCTTGCTGCCTCTCTAGGCGTCAGATAGTTCTTTCCATTGTGTGTGATCATGATACCTCCTCGATTACTTGTCTCAAATGATCCACTGACATGCCCAACGCGAGTATCGAGCCTTCACACCAAGCTGCATCCGTTTCCTTCGCCGCTTTCAATAGTCTATCAAAGCGCTGTTTGAGGAGGGCGTTCTCAGCTTGTCGTTTCAGCACCATATCATTTAGTTCCACTGGATACCTCCTCGATCACTTCTCTAAAGCGAGCCACCTGCTGCCGCGCCGACGCAGCGTATAGGTTACGGCCCCAGTCTGCGCATAGTGCCTTCGCTGCCAGTAGCAGTTTCTCGAATCGCGCTTCGAGATTGGTGATCGGTTCTGGGTATGGTTCTTGCTCGGAGTCGATATCGTCTAGCAACATCTTTGCGAGCTGGACAGTAATATCGATATGACCACCCATAGACCAATATATCCTGAAAGGAAAACGACCTTCTTCCCCAGTACATATCACTGCTTTTACTAGACTTAGATCGAATAGCGTTGCGCCATACTTTTTCAAACTCATGTTGCCCCTCCCCCTATTATGTATTTTCCCATATCTTTCTTGTCATAAGAGTACCCGACTGCGATGTCAACTGCTGCTGTGAAATCGTCTCCGAGAATAGTGGTACCTGCATCCAGCATCTCCTTAGTTACTAGAGAGGCCACTGCGTCTACGTGTTTTATAGGAAACTCCAGTAGCAATGAATCGTGCGTTGGGAAGAGAATGGTGCCTCCAAAGTCTTTGAGCCATTTGTTGGTCTCAATCAAACTTAGTAAGCACAAGTCATGACTTGTGCTCTGCACTGGCATGTTGATCGCTTGCTTTTTGATTTTGGACCATAATGTAGAGAGTATCAATGGAAAGCGTCTACGGCGGCCCGTAGGTGTAGTAACATATTGCCTTGTTTTGACATCCCGAAACTGTTGCTGCATCCATTCGTCAACGCCCAGCAGTCTGAGGACCAGGCTATGAATCCTTTTAGCTTCACTGAAGGAAACGCCTAGCATAGCAGCAATACCAGGGATCCCTAGGCCAAAAGCGACACCAAAATTGATCCCCTTGACACCTACTCGATGTTTCTCAACATCATAATTGTCTCCATAAATGCTTTCTCCTACAAAGTTGTGTGGATCATCGCCTGTTCTAAACAATTCTAGAAGTCCCTTAGACCCAGCCAGAGCAGCCAAGACACGCAGCTCGGACGCTTTGTAGTCAATAGTAAGAAGAATGTTGCCTGGCTCAGGCACTACTAAGCCTCGAACCGGCCCGATCCTAGTGAGATTCAATACATTTGGCTTGCTACCAGACAGCCGCCCGGTAACTGTGCCAAAGAGCTTGAGCCCTGGATGTATCCTACCATCAGATTCGGGATGAAGATTCTTGAGATAGGTGCTAACCAATTGATGCGCTTTTTTGTACTTCAGCATTAAACTAGCAAACGGCGCGCAAGGGTAGATTGGCTGCGCCAGACGTGCCATTTGATCTTTAGCTGTAGTTTTATCGTTCCGTCCATACGGTACAGCTACGGGCTCTATCAGCTCGATAGGCAGTGATTTGGACCTTGAGAATGGTGGCGCTTTGTATATGTCGTACAGGATATGACCAACCTGCTTTGGCGAGTTAGGATTGAACTCAGGGAGATCAACAAGCGTCCGCATTTCGGTTCGTAGCCTATCTATTGTTTGTTCCGCTTCAGTCTGTGTAGTCTTTAGCCTATCTATGTCTATCTTGACGCCTCGTACAGACATATCTACTAAGGCATTTGTCCCTGGAATGAGCAGCTCTGTATATACCCGTTCAAGATCTTCCTCGGAGGCTACCTGGGGACGTAGGAGTTGATGCAGGTCATAGCCGTAAGCTACGTCTTTGGCATTGTAGCTCCATAGATTTTCCTCGGGAATCAATGCATACGAGCTATGCTCTTTAGATATCCACTTCTTGATATCTGCTTCCCAATCAGGTACCCGCAAAAGTTTCATAGCCAGTTGCTTTAGACCGTGGGTGCCCAGGCGCTCATCTAGTACAAAGTGCTCTAAGATAGTGTCCTCTGAAATGTAGGGATGCGCCCTATACTGAGTGATCAAGCGGGCTACGTCAAACTGAGCATTGTGACCACACCATTTTAGGGATGGATTTGCACAGGCGCGGCGTAATGCTGCCCGCACATCCGCGTGATCCAGAACTGCTTTGGGCAGAACGACCACATAGTCTGAACCACAGGTGAACGCAATGCTCAAGATAGTCGTATCAAGGATATTGAGATTGCTAGTCTCAATGTCAAAGTATACGAAAGTTTGCTGTCTCAACCAGGTAAGAAAACGTACTGCCCCCTCAGTGGACAAAACTGCGTAATTGCTAAAGGCTGGGGCAAGCTCAAGCCTAGGACCACCCTCTCTAAGCACCTCTTCCAGATTGTCTGCAAAGTCAACCCAGTTATCTGGATGGTGGAGAATTGACGCTGGGTGAAGTATTGGGAAAACTGTGAAGTCATGCCATTTTAATGGCCGCCCCTGCATCTTTGTGATTCCCTGCGTGCTAAGGCCCAAGCCTTGCATAGCAGAGTTGCCCATCGCAACGATGATCTCTACACCTCTGGATTGGAACTCCTCTTTTAAGGTGGTACTGCAGATAGCAAGTGCCTTATCATCTATGGCCTTGTCTTTAGATAGCTGACACTTACAGGCATTTGTATAGTAAAATTCTGATGGTACCCGTCCACAGGCGGAGATAGCGGCACGAAGGAGCTTTCCACTCTCTCCTACGAAGGGCCTGCCTACGCGAACCTCAGTGTTGCCTGGAGCCTCACCTAGAAAAGCTATTGTAGCCTTTGCAGGACCAAAGGGAGGCACGTGCCTCCCCCTGTTCCCTAAAGGACAAGTTGCACAAAGTGCAGCGTCCTTTTTCATTTCGGTCTCTTCAGTAGAGATCTGAGACCTGTTGGTTTGTTTTCTGGCTCTGGCTCTGGCTCCTTGTCCAAGGCCGGTTCTGAGTAACTGGTATAGACATGGGTCTCATTAGCTTGATCTGCTTGGACCTTTCGCCAAGCCCACCACCTACAGGCATTTGTAACTAGATCGCCTACAGTGACGGTAACTGAAAGATCCGCCTCGGGATTCTCTGTATGTAATAGACTCATAGCTCTGGCTAGATCTCTAGAACATCTCTGTGCATAGGAAACATCTCCAAATTGGTTTTGCCGCCCGGCGTGCATACTCTCATCAAACAAACGTGTTTCAGCCGCGATAGCCTCTGATACCTCTTCTAGCACTTCTTCATAAGCCACTTGAAGTTGCTCTGCACTCTTTTTGGCGGCTAAGAGCTCTATAGGGAACAATCCGGTAATCATGAAACCTCCTCAATTTTTCCGGGGATCCTAGTTGAGCCCCCAGAGAAAGTAATGGTTTGCTGGAAAATGTCCAGCGAATCTGGTACATCCAAACCCAATTCAAAACAGGTAGCTATATGTAGCCCATACATTCTGTGCGATCCACCACCTCCTCTTATGGCCTTCTTCGTAGGCCCCCAAACATAGTGTCCCTCCCCAGGCAAATCCTTGGAAAGCTCTCTCAACTGGCGTTTCACAGCAGCGCTATCTAGAACTGGTTCCTTACGAGCCAGCCGATCTTTGCGCCACCACTTCAACGCCGTAGTTAAGTGAAACCATAAGACGCCTTCCAGGTCTAGAGTGTACACAAACTGGGAGCTGGCTTTTTGAGCTTCGTTGATAACTTCCTCAACGAAGCTATCCAATAACACGTAGCCTCTTTTCATAGACACTCCTTGAACTTCGCCCAACGGAGCAATGAAGTGCTCTGCGGGGGTTGCCTCTAGCACAACACCTTGGAGCCGCATAAAAGTTTCATATGAACGGGCTCCAAATAAGACGGTAGCCAGGTTTCGGCGTATTCGTTCTGTCAATGGAAAATCTATCACAGAAGCTACTTCCTGAAGAGCAGAGTTCCATTGAGCTGTTGCCTCTTGTTGCGATACTGTTAGAGTGTACTGTATATAGGGAGCAGCAAACTGTGATAGCGGTAAGCAGATCAAATCCATAAACGCTTCATACGCCCCTGTGCCCATTTCGATGTCCCGAGGGGTCATTCCAATGACGATCGATCGCCGTTGCACAGCTGGGTCAGATATCACGTCTTCTCCGCTTAGTACCAATGGCGCATGTAAAGGGTAGTCTACCGTGGTCTGATTAGGTCGCCCCCGTGAATCATGCCCCACGTCATAGGCCAGCAGTAGAGTGCGAAGCAGAGCGCGCCAAGATACTTCTCCTAGTGTAGACCGTCGGAACTCTGCTAAACTTATCGGCACTGCATTGGTTGAAGATAGAAGAGACAGTAGTACAAAAGGCGTGGTACTACAATCTTCTGAGTGTGCTGGTATGCGATACCCCAATAGCGGCATGAACGCGGACTCTAGCGTAGCCGTTTTACCGGCCCCTGTGGTACCATACAGTATCAAATGAGGTACTAGAATTCGGGCATCATTAAGTAAGGGTTTATAGGGGGTAGCCATGAACCAACCTAGGATAGGCCAAACAATTCCTGGAGCGTTGATCTTGGAAATTTTAGCATGAATTTCTGTTAAGAGAGGCAATGAACACCCTGGAGGGTAATCTAGCGCTGGCCCTGCTCTGCCTGTGGGAGAGTAGACTATAGGAGCTGAGTATCGATCCATCGTTTCAGTAGCACTCAGCGTGTACTCTGATGCTACCCAATAATCTTCATGCCTTCCAAGTACAGAGGTTGCTATTGCTCTAGGGCTTCCTAACTCTTTCCATTGTTTCATAATGAATGGTAGTAAAAATCTGACCTCGGTGTCAGTCCCTAACCATTGCCAGGAGGCTTTCCCGAGCTTCTTCATTAAAGAATCCACTCTGAGAAATGCACTTTTAGGAAGCTGTATCCCCTCCCAAATGCGACCATCTGCGTGAATGTCCCCTAGAAAAATGTCCTCGTCAGGTCCCTCTAGCAACCGCTTAGGTTCAAAGGTAAAGGTAGAAACTACATGTTTGCCCCTCTTACCTATTCCCACTACAAAATAGGCATCATCGGCCATAGAGAAGCAACTGCTAGGATCATAAGCTGCTTTTGCAGTCCGCTGCTTTGTTTGCAGCTTTTTTAGAGTGATATCTAAGTATCTTCCACTATCCTCTCTTGATTTCTCTCCAATGATGTGCTCCGCCCAAATCGCTTTCATAGCATATTCGGACATTTGCAGATCGGTGAGTTCTGAGCCTGCTTGCCAGTCTACACCAGAGCGGGTTTTATCCCTAGCTTTAGGCCCTGGTTTTCCAGTTAAAATGCTGCGGCGAGTAGGATCAGATATCTGAGTTGCTGCAATGATATCATCTAATTTATAACGCAGCTCCGGTCTGTTGCGTACTACGGTACATGGGACATACGGTTCAACCTTAATGTTGAAGGTTCCGGGTATCCGCATGACCCTAGCAGGGTCTCCTACGTGCCCCCCACCAAGTAAGGTTCCTACAAGTCTAACTACCTCGCAACCGTCCTCTGCGGCTACCGCCTCCTGTAATAGCCAGTACGCATGATAGCCATGCCCCGAGTCTATGATGTATGATGGCGGCAGCACCAACAGGTCTGCAGCAGCCAATGCCGCAGCTTTATCATCATTGAAATCTTTAGCATCCAAGTCTGCCCAAATAACACCGATGCGATCAACGCTCTCGGCTACGCCAGAACGGTTTTTTCTAGGCGCAACACCGAAAAAACAGTGTTCTTTATCGCCAATAGCTTCGGCAGCCTCTAACAGATGCAAAGTATCACTAAAGAATAACTGGCGGCCTTTTCTTTCCTGGGTAACTAGACACAATTCTATCCACTCAGATGCAGCCAGGTCAGCAAAGATCGCTAGGAGCAAACCACAATCGTTAATCATAGGACCCCGTTTTTAGATGTAGCAGCCTGAGCTTGAATCTAACAGCAAGCTCAGGCTGCTAAGAGTGATTGATTGTGGCTAGTCTAGATGATCAGTTCGGATCCTGCTGCGAGAACCTGGTCTACCTTGCCGGTTGTCTCGCCGTCCCACGTGTCTTCGACCACCGAGAGTGTACATTCGACGCCGATTAAGTCACTAGGTTCAAATTCTACCTGGCCTTCTAGATCGGCCTTTTCGTAGCCAAAGGCCAGGAGAACACGCTTGAGACTCCAAAGGGCGTGTGACTGCAGACTCGTGTTGAAGAAAGCCTTGCGACCGACAAACTCCTCCGGCTCAAGAACTCCAAAAGTCCAAAGGACATAGGGGTTGTTGGTCTTGCTGATTTTCTGTTCGCACTGGCTTACGGCTGCCCTGTAGTACCCAGGCGGTAGCGGTGTGGGCCGAGTTTCTACCCCTGTCATGTTAACTGAGATTGGCATGATTACTCCTTCGTGATTAGGGATTGAATATGCGCCTGATGCTTTCGTTCCAATTCTGCCGCCTCCTTTTGTAGTGTCTCCAATGGGCGACCAAGGACGGCTCGCCCGTAGAGAATGTGCATGTGTGGGCGTTCTAACACCGCAGGCAGGGGGTAAATTGCTCTGTTTTTAGCTGCCCGGCCTCCAAACGGGTCTAACTGTAGTAGCCGAGTTTTTTCCTTGATCTGTATTTTTACAGTCAAGTACCCCACGATATCAAAAAGTGCCCCTACCTCGCCAGCCAACTTATTTGACAAACCCGGACGGATCATCGGCGCTTGTGTGATTTCATTAGCTCGAATGTCAACCATTGCGGTTGCTATGAAATTCACTGGGGCAGTTTTGAGCATATCAAGTACAAGACGCATTCTGAACGTTCCGTGCATCCAGTCACGCTGACTTGGTACATATGGGTCCTCATTGCTTGTGCGCCCAGGGGCCAGCATACGGAGCCGGATCATCTGATTGTAACAGGCCGTCAGCCCATCGAGGACTACGGTTTTGTATTCTCCAGGGTGCGCTCGGACATATTTGTTTACGTCCTCAATATCCTTAGCACATTTGATAGGAACTACTTCGATATCCCTGTCTGATATAGTCATAGTGCCCATATCTGAGTCTAAATACAAAATAGGGCAGAGCTCTGGCACATCACATATGCTACCCATTAGGTATGTTTTGCCAACTCCTATGTGCCCATAAACCAGAAACCGAAAGAACTGCATATTGTAGTTTGGTTTTACGGTATGCGGTTTTGTGCTACCTGCTGTTGGACCTAATGTCTTTACCATTTGTGCCCCTCATTTCCATATGGATCTTTGACTTCTGGTGCCGTTCTCCACATAGCTCCATATTTTAGTCTGATATTGTTAGTGTGGCTAGTAATACCTTTCATGCCGTAGGGCGCATCAGGACCTATGGTACCATCGGCCAAATAATCTTGCAGCCTAGCCATTTGCCAATCCCACATTTGTTTTTCAATTACGGACATGATAGGCTTCTTATCTGTAAGATCATCGGCAGCGCTATCTCCATGAGCTATAGCCTCGCGTCGAAAGGCTAACCGCGCATAATCCATAGCCTCCTGTACAGCAGCAATGCTATACGCACTTGCACAAGCAAATGCTGCAGCACTAGCAGCTTGCGTGGCTGCCAGTTTACGATGCGAGTACACTTCCTTCAGATCTATTAAAATCCTAGTACAGATACCAGCAGTTGCTTTAGCTAGGCACTCTAGCTCTCCGTCTGTTAGACTCCCGCCCCGTGTATAACTAATAGCTTCTAGCGGAGTCCTTTCTTGAGGGTATTCGCGCACAAAAAAGTCCATCACTTGCTCAGCACAATCACAAGCGTAGAGACTTGCAGCGCGTAGAGACCAGGAGTCTATCCTGCGCAATAATCTAGTCTCTTGCCAGTACAGTTGAGATGTTCCCTCTATGTGCTCACCGCGTCCTTCTACTTCAAACAACACAGACGAGAAAAAGTTTGGTAACTGTTGCAATGTAAAGACACTGTAGCCTAAAGCTCCTGCAGCTACCCCTGGAATTTTAGGCATCCATTTACCCGGTATCCAGTACCCATCCTCTTGTTTTACAGGTAAAGACCCCTTAATAACGTCGTTATGATCCCTATGATATATAGTGCCGTCCTTGTTCATTACTTTATAATATATCACTGCTTGAGCGCCTCCCTACTTCATATTGTCGTAACGCACCTGCTAGTAAACTCGCTTGTTTCAGGTGTTCTGCCAACCGCTCAATACATCTTGTAGCCTCGGGAGACACGCCTAGTCTACCAGCATTGCTCAATTTTAGCAAGCGTGTTCTAGATCGTCTAATCTCAGTTTCTAATGCCAAAACACCTTTCACTACGCCCCCTGCGCTGTGTTTGGATTCGGAGTTAGCGCTTGTTTTACAGTGCGAAAAATTTGCTCTGTCAAATTAGTAGGGGCCTCATTGGCTATTGTGTGCAACAGTACAACTTCCACTAGTGCTTCTCGATATTTACGCAGTAACCGAAGAGCTACAGCAGAGGTACCATCAAAGCCAATCTCGTGAGTACACTTTGCCAATAAGTAATTTTCGAGTTCATCTTGGGCTATAGGAGTAGACATTATACCTCTTCCTCTTCGTCTTTTTCTGGCAATCTAGCATAGTCATCAAGCGCTGCGTGCATGATTCCCAGCAGCATCTCGCCAGGATCTATCAGAGTCAACAGTTGCTCTGGAGCCATCAACTGTAGCTCCAATTCTGTATGCTTACACTGAAACGAAAACTGATCTTCACTGATTAGAACCTTAAAAGTTACATACAGGTTAGCCATCAGTTACTCCTTCTTCTATTGCTTTTACAAACTCTACACCATGACTGCAAGCCATCTTTAGAACGGTGATCTTTTGCAAAATCCTCTAGTGGTTTCCACTCTCCACAGCGGCGGCAGATCTTCTCGGGAACCGGCGAGGGCATTGCTTCGCGCTTGCGGTAGTTTGCTTTCAATAGTGGCTCAGGACTAAATCCATTCGCTATCATAGCACAAGGGCTCCTAAACGGGCAAGTCTTACAAGACCACCAATTTGGGGAGGGGACAATTGGTATCTGTGGATCAACCATCTCAGCTATGGTGTTCATGAAACGCTGTCCAAACGTTTTCATCGCTCGTGGCTGTCGCTTAATTCGTACTCGCCTAAAAAACGGATTCTCTTGCTCTGCTAGTCGAGCCAAGACACCTTGGTAGTTTGCCGCTGAGAGACCTTGTTTCTCTATCTCAGCTAGATAGACCTCATAGGTAGTCCGAATGTTCTTAGCTATAGACAGTCCACCGCGTTTTAGCACCCGTGGGATTGTCGGTAGAGCTTTGAAGAGAAAGTTGTACACCGTTCCCACAGGGCGCGTACCCTCGAAACGGTGATCTATTTGTGCAGCCCACTGGTAAGAAATGCACTGCTCGTCTAAAAACAGCAAACTAAAATCTGGATAGCTACTGGTGGTTTTATGCTCCAATAGCCAATACATACCATCTTCCCAGCGTACAAGTCCATCGGCTTTGCCCTCATAGAAAACTTGCTTGCCTGGGAACAGTGGTAAAGGGATACGAAAAGGAATCTCGGTCCCTAGAGCGGTAAACTTGTCGTGTTTAGGTGCCCACTCAAAGTAGTGCTGCAAGATACCGGTAGTCTGCATTGCCGCTTGAAAGATATCTTCCCAGCGATCTGGTGGAAGGTCTTGCTCTTCCAGATCTGCCCAGGAGCGGATAAGCCAGTTATTGAAAACTAACATTGCTGCTTCGGCGTTGAAAGGATCATCAGGATCGTAGTATCTACCAAATGCTATGTGTACCCCCGTCCCTTCCCAGAGGTGTTTATTAGGCCACCGAGGAGTTAGGTTGCGACGGAGTGGTGACGTAAAATCCCAAAGCTGTCTACAGCTTTTAAAAGCCCTCATATCCGTAATGTGTACAGGATATTGTTTCACAGTCCCCCCAAGCGATTCTAAACTCTGCGTCTATTATACACTACAACTCACGACTATGCAAACTGCCGTTTTCAACTGTGCAAACCGAAAAGCTCCTGAATGTCCTGCAGCAATACAGGTACTCGGTCAGCGGTCAGGTAGTAGCTGTATGCTCTACCGATGCGGCGACGGGCACAAAACCCAGCTCTGCATAAGATTTTTAAGTGCCTTCTTAGAGAGACAAGTTCATATGTAGATCCAAGAAGTGCTATGCCAATGGTTGGCACAGTGGCAGGGCTATTGTCCCTAAGAAAGTTTAAGATATTAACCCGTGTTGTAGATCCTAAGACGCTGCATCTTTTAGCTAGATCCATCTTTTTTCCCTCCACGTAAAATCCAATCATCTATTGTCTTGCCATTGGGCCTCGGATCGTTTCTGAGACGCCTGGTCAGGTAGTGCAACACTAGCCAGGGACCCACAAAGACAGTCAGAGCTAAGCACCCGCCCCATAGCCAATCACTTAGTGTCATTCCAGTTCTGCCTCTACTTTCACATATGTTGGTATTTCAGCCCCTTTAATCCCATGCCAATCTGCTTCAGCAAGATTCGCTGTGTCCTCAAATAGTATCACAACTTGGGCAACAAAGCGACCTTCAGCCAACACCACTCGCCAACCTTTGTTGCACAGGGGCGAGATCTCCTTGATACTAAGTCTAGGTATTACGAACATGCTTTTCCTCCATGATTTCCCTTATTCCTTCCCAGGCTTTGTTACAGATTGCATCAAGCAGCCATTGTTCACGGCCTGGGTCATGTGTGTCCGCTAATCGAGTAATATCCTTGAGCACTATGCCCAAGCGCGGCACCGCTTCCCCGACCT